ATGAAAACCATCGCTCGGCGTCTGAGCCCCTTCGCGATCCTGCTCCCGGCAAGCCTGTTGTCAGCCTGCGCCTCCCTAGGCAACGCCGGACTCGGCGGCTCCCAGCAGAACCCCACCAACCAGCTCCTGAACATGATCGATGAGGCTACCCGCGGAGGTATGTCCGTGGTGCTGGTACCGGCACTCATGCCCAACAAGAGCGTGACGGACCTCTCCAGCTACTCGCATCGGGTCATATTCAAGAACAAGGACGTGCCCGGGATCGCCTACATGCAGGCCTTTGCCAACAACGACCTGGAGAAGATCAAGGAAGCCGTCTATCTGTGGGACTTCCTCGAGGTCAACATCGTCCCGCCGGGAACCTACCTGCTGTCCGGAGGGATCGACTACAAGATCGACAGCACCCTTGCCCAGATCAAGGCGCCAAAGGGGCAGCCGGCTGCCAGCCCACTTGGTTCGGTGAACCTGTCCGCCGTGCTGTATCGCCGGTTCGTGAAGGAGAACTACTGGCGCGACGCCTCCTATGCAGACAAAACCTACACACAGAATGTCTGCAGCGCCGTGCACATGGCCTCCGGCCAATGCGTGGGCTGGACCGAGCAGCAATACAGCCAGCGGGAAATGGTCTCGGATGCCGGTTGGGCCGAAGGCACGAAGATCGAGGATGTCCCCTCCATCAAGCTGCAAGCGCAGATACCCGACGCCTATGCCCCGCTGTCCTTCACCATTCAGCCTGGGCAGATCCTGCTCAGCGATCGGTTCCACTTGAAGACCCCGGCCGTGAGCTATGACAGGAAGACCTGCAAGGCCGTGGACACGCAAAACATCAAGTGCGCCTTGCAGGATATCCAGGTCTTCATGAGGCCAGCGCCCATGGAGCTGACGAAAAGGTTCATCGATCGCGAGCAGCCAAGGCTTGATGAAACGGGCCGCCAGGTGCTCGCGCGCATCCAGCCGATGAAAACCGAGATACTCGGCGAAGCAGGCATGGAAGACCTGACCTGGGGCCTGCCGGTTTCCTTGAAACGCAAGGCAAGATGAAACGGGCCCTCCGCCGAGCGCCTTCCGCTCGCGGTCGCCACAACGGTTGATCGATAGAGGCCCGGAAGGCAGGCGGCAGGACAGACCGGCTCGGCTGGTCATGTTCGATGACGACCAGCCGATGACCGACCCAGACCGGATCTTGCGTCCAGATGAAAGCCGCGCACGGGGCTGGATTGCAGGCAACGGCCGAAAACGTGACAGGTGCTGGGGTACTCCTCGGACACTCCGGGAAAGTAGCAATTACGGAGCGGTTATCGGGAGAGGGAGGCGGTTGCGAGACCGTAAAAGTATGAAAGCGTTATGGGGGCACCCCAAGGAACTTGCTTCAGCAATACCGGACAGGAAAGAAAAAAGCCCCGTAACTCACTGAGCTACGGGGCTTTCCTGTTGGAGGCTGAGGTCGGAATCGAACCGGCGTTCACGGATTTGCAATCCGAAGTAAAACCCAACAATTTCAGATGGTTAACGGTGGATAATTTCCGCATCATAGCCGTATTCGTGTCTCTGGAGGCCGCTGATTAGTTGGAGGGAGAACATAGATGCGGAAATGATTCAGCCCCTCCATGGCATGCCCGAGCACCACTCTCCGCTCGTCGTACGCCCTCGAATACTGGATATTCATACAGCATAATTTCCGGCCCAACCGCCCGCCGGAGATTCCATGTCCTACTCCGATCCCCGCATTTGCCACCACCAGCGCGTCACCCAATGGCTCGCCGCGATCCGACAGCACGCCGCATGGCTGTATGCCGCGGATGAGCAGTACGTGTACCTGGTGGGTGAGGCCAACGAGCTCTACCAGTGCGGCGTCGTGGGGTTGCAAGACAGGCACGACATGGTCACCGACGCCTTGGGCATGTACTCATGGGCGATCGAGCACGGCATCACGCGCGAGACGCACTACTGCGCTGACTGCTGCTACGACGTGCTCGACGGCGGCGCCGTCGTCGGGAGCGTGGACGACGAGGGCATCTACCACGGGCCCGCACCCGAGCGACAGCGCCTGGGCTGCATCAGCCGGGATCCGCTGGATGGTCAGGTCTATCTGCGCCTGGGCCAGGCGCTTGAGCGCGCGGGCGTTGTGCGTGGTCTCACGATCGAACTCGACGCCGGCGGCACGCTGCTGCTTGTCGAGCAGATCCCAAGCGACTTCCGGCCATGGCGGTGGGCCTGACTTTCAGCGCTCCGCTTCGTAGGCTGCTACGCCTGAGCCGACAGCGATCCATCCATCTGGCGAGTGCGCGGTGTCGCAGATCGATACGTCCACCGTCTGGCCTTCCTTGGGCTCGGCTGGAAGGATCGCCGCAGTGCGCCGGAGGTCATTCGAAGACGGCGCGAACGTGCTTTCAGAGCAGTGGAACGCCCATATCCCGTGTTTGCCGGAACTACCGACCTGCCTATCGAGCTTCAGCGTCCACTTCCCCGCCAATCGAATCACCAGCATCGCCCTGCTCCGTAGGAAAAGGCCGTAGTCTACTCCTACTGGCATGCCCTGTTGGCTGCAAGCAGTTGCGCCTCGTAACCGATCCGCTGCAAGCGTTCGGCGAGTAACGCACGGACCTTGGTCTGTAGGTCGTCGCTCTTCTTCAGCCCAGCCGCTGCCCAGGCCGGCACCTCCACCGCCGGCACTCGGCAAGGCACCGCCACCGGCACATCTACGCGCACCGTGCGCGGCTCAGGCTCGACATGGCCGGCGCATCCCGCCAGCGCGACCATCCCCCATATCAACACCATCCTCATAACCCCAACTCCTGATCAATGACCACTTCGGCTGCCAGGCACTGATCACCAGCGGAACGCTCACGCAGCAGGCGCTGTGCCGCGGCATAGTGCTCGGCGGCTTGCTGGCGAGCTTGTGTCACCGCTTGGGCGGCCTCTTGGGCACGCTGCTCGCCAGCCTGACGCAACGCGGCGACCTGCCTGCCCTGCTCCACCACTGCGGATTCCAACTCTCCCCAGGCGGCGCGGCAGGCAACTAGATCCGACCGCGCAGCATCGAGCTGCGGTCGGTAGTGCCGCGCGCCGAGCCAGACACCGCCGGCGGCGCCGAGGCCGACCAGCAGCAGGCAGGCCAGCATGATCGAGACAACACGGGCCGAGATCACGACAGCACCCTCTTCGCCCGCTCCCACAGCGCCAGGCGCTCCGCCTGACCGTTCGTGCCGCCGTTGATGCGCCGAGTGATGGCGGCGAAATCGCCGCGGTCAGCCAGGTCGTTCAAGCCGTGACTGGCCCACCACCAGGCCGCCGACAGCGCAGCGAACTCTGGCTGCTCGAGCAGTTCTGGTTCCCGCTCCAGCGGCTGGCCCAACCCGGCGCCGGCGGCGCGGTAGTTCGACCGGCCGGTGATCTGCAGCAGGCCGCGCCCGCGGTACCGCCAGCCGTCACCGGACGCCTCGTCTCCGTTGCCATTGCGCGAGGCATAGGCATTGTTGGCGATGGCCCGGGGGTTGCGCGCCAGGCGTTGCGCCAAGGCGTTGGGCTGGCCGTCGGCATCGCGATACCGGCTCGGCCAGGTCGCCGCCAGGCCGCGCGCGCTATAGTTGAGGTTCTCCACCAAGCGGGTCAACTGGCCGCTTTCATGGCCTATCTGGGCGAGGAACGCAGCCGCGCGAACCGGCGACGTGATACCGAAGCGCGTCATCCCGCGGTTCAGCGCACCAACAAAAACGCCGGCGCGAGGGCCGGCGTTGGGGAGGATATGCAGCAATTGCTGCTCAGTGATGGGCATATGTGCTCCAAAAACGACGAAGCCCGCTCTATAGCGGGCTTATCTTCGTCGGGAAGGTGTTCGGGTCAGCTACCGGTCAGGATCGCCAGCAGAACAGGAGACGACAGCCAAGCGGCGGCTCCACAGGCGAGGATCAGCAGGCTGACCCCGATGCAAAAATTCAGGAAATGACTCGTTGGCATTTTGACCTCCAGCCAGTCTTTAACCTTCAGCAAGATTGGTCTACGATTCACGTATGTTCTGCTCCTTGTCCTTCCCAAGGGGTGGAAATAAAAACCCCCGGCACGCTGTGAACGTCCGGGGGTTTTGCTTTTCTGTCTTGCGCGACTACCAGTCGGTTTCGATGCTCAGAGAAACCCTTGGATGGTCGAGTTCGGTATACATGCTTTTCACTGTTGCCTTTGTGATCCGCCCACCCGCCTTCATCTTTCGGGTGAAGAACGCGGCCCGATCTCTCTTGATGTAGCCGATTTGTACGTCAGTCGGGAGGAACAGGGTGAACCAGCGCCGGACATGCACGTAGACGGCGATGGCATTGGGGTCGTGCGGGTTGTCCGGTTCTGGCACTAGCTTGACTTCCATTCCGGGGCGCACAGCCAGGCGTATTCTGCCGCTACGACCTTCGAATCCTGTGCCCGTGACAATCACGCTGTACTGCATAGCAATCCCTTATTGATCAGTTGTCAGCAGGTCACGACGCTATCAATCGCCCGTGCATGACGCCAGACCTCGAGGTCACAGTTCTCTTGTCCAGTCGCCGAGCCCCTTCGCCTTCATCTTTTCGAAAGTCTGGCGCGCACGCTCAACCAGCATGGGAGCCAGGGGGACACCCTGCTCGTCTACGAGAACCTCAACGAGTGAGCACCTGCATCCCTCTGAATTGCCATCACGCGCATACCACTCCCTTACCTGATCAGCAGTGAAAAGCTTTCCATGCCTTGCCGCGTGAGAGGTTCGGGTATCTGGACGAAGGGCCGATAGATGCATAAACAAAGTCCTGCAACCGTAGCTGCTGGACGCGCTATTCAGCTTAGCCATTCGATTCGCATGGATGCTCGCTGAGTCGATTTCCTTTTTAGCCACCCCAGCCCCTCATGAACGTTGACGAATGCTGGCGTTTATTCCATATTCCGCCTGCCGCTGCAAATTCAGCGGTCGGGCTTGGCCGCCCGAATCGGTAAGGCGCACAGCGCCGCAGGGCGTTTTTTTGTGCCCTCGCTTTATGGCGGGCTGTGCGTGGGACACCTTCGGGTGTGCCGGGAGCCTTACCCCCGGTCGGCCAACCCGCGTACAGTTCGCCTCCCTCTTCTTGGTCGCAGAGATGGCGAACTCCCAAACAGGTAAGGAGTCCTCATCATGCAAACCGCTCAAGTAATTCCCTTCCAGTTCGATGCTCGCGAAGTCCGCACCCTGCTGATCGATGATCAGCCTTGGTTCGTAGCGGCTGATGTTTCTTGCGCCTTGGAATACCGAATCGCCGGTGACATGACGCGCAATCTCGACGATGACGAGAAGGGTACGCAGATTGTGCGTACCCCTGGCGGCGATCAGGAAATGCTGGTCATCAACGAGTCTGGGCTGTACTCGGCGATCCTGCGCAGCCGCAAGGCTGAGGCCAAGCGCTTCAAGAAGTGGGTAACCGCCGAGGTACTTCCTGCGATTCGCAAGCATGGTCGCTATGAGGACTCCAGCAATAAGATGGCAACCCTGGTTGGCGAAACCATCGGCACCGACGGCTTCCACATGCTCGGCTCGCTGATCAGGGGCAAGGTAGCCGCCCTCCCAGTCGAAGTCCGCCGACGCGCCACCGCGAAAATATGGTCACAGACCCATGCCGCATTCGGGGTTCGGTCTGCCACAGACATCCCCGCCAATCAGTTGGATGCGGCCCGCAACTTCGTCGCCGCCTACAGCGTTCACGAAGGCGAATGGCTGCCGAAGCCTGAAAAACGCTGCGGCACCATGCTCAACGACCACCAGCTCTACGACGTGTACTTCGTTTGCCACCACTTCCAGTACCTGTTCGAAATCTTCAAGCGTCACAGCCTCTACAGCTTCCTTGGGCAGCACGGCTCCCGCGCAGGCGTAGAAATGATCGACCACTTCAAGGATGGCTACATGGGAGTCTGGAAGCTCAGGAAGGATTTCGATGATGAATTCGATGCCGTACAGCGGCGGCTGGGGCTCAACCGGTATTCTGAATTCCGCATTCGCTGAGGTTCTTGGCCCCGTTTCGGCGGGGCCTTGAATCATGCTTATCGTCAATTTGCCAGAAGCTACGGCAGTGCCGTACAATCAAAAAATGCGAACAGTCATCGAAACAGAGATTTTCAAACGCTATGCAGACGACATCTGGAACGACCTCGAACGGGAGGAGTTCATTACGTGGATTGCAGCCAACCCCTTGGTCGGAGATGTGATCCCAGGATCGGGTGGGCTTCGCAAGGTGCGCTGGTCTCGCCCCGGCATGGGTAAGCGCGGCGGCGCGCGCGTGATCTACTACAACGCCGAAGAGGCGCAATCCATCTGGCTACTGATAGCGTACACAAAATCAAAGTTCGATAACCTACCAGCATCCACCTTGAGCAAATTGAAAGAGGCTATGAATGGATAAGGAACTTGAAACCTTCGAGGCCGACCTCCTAGCCTCGATTGACGAAATGAAGAAGGGGAAGATTGCCCGCTCGACGCAGGTTGAACTTTCTCCGGTTGCCGAAGTTCGCGCAAAAGTTGGCATGCCACAGTCTGAGTTCGCCGAACTTTTGGGCGTGAGCGTCCGCACGCTGCAAGACTGGGAGCAAGGGCGACGATCCCCGTCTGGAGCAGCGAAAACCTTAATTAAGGTTGCCGGCATGCACCCGGAGGCATTACGGGCGTTGCGTACTTGAGAAAATCTGGTTGCGCTGTTCAAAAGTAGAAAAGGCCGCGAGAGCGGCCTTGCTCTACCTAACATCATAGGCAAACTTCATCCATATGATATCTCCGACCGCCCATGCCATAGGGAATTTATGGAAGGTTCGAAAATATTTCCGTTAAATAAAGTCTTGATGTTGATTTATTCCGTATTACGTTAAGTAATTAATCGAAATAATTAGAGACTGACCTGAGACAGCAGAGTTTGGGATGGGGATACCGGAGGCGCTATAAAGTTCCAAGTGGTTTTGCTTTGCACGAACAATTCCGCTAGACAAAGAAGACGCAGCCTTATACGAAAAAATTGCTCCTCCAGCTTCCGGTCGGTTCATGGAAGCGAAAGGTAATCCACCAATTTTTGCATTCATTGTGCTTGTGGTTGTTGGGAAGGTTATTGATAAATTGGCAGTTACGCGGCGGCCTTCACGGACGTAATAAGCTGAGACTCCAGTAAATTCCAGCCCTTCTCCACTGGCATCATTTGGAGTCCATTCCCTTTCTGAGTACTCAGGCATACATAGGTTTACGGTATTTCCATTTGCGAATAGCGCGCTAAGTGCCTGCATTTTTGTACGAAAGTTTCCGGTATTGCGCAGCATAAGATCAAGGAAGCCTAAGTTTGATGATGTTGCTTCGATGTCGCATATACCAGAAATGCCAAGAGTAGAGTCTATTTCTATTTCAAATCGAGAAAGGCCCAGTTTTGAATATGTGTAGCCTTTAACCACTAGCCCAATTTCTGAAAAAACACGGATATCTTTTGCGTCGAAGGTGCAGGAATGACTGCCAGTAGATGGGAAGCCATATCCAACCGGTGTGAGATCTACAACGTTGTTCACAGATGGAGCATTAATCAAGAAGTCGCGTGCGTGCATATTGAAAAGCGTGCCGCGAAATACCGCACCGATGGCTCCATAGTCTGTAGTATTGACAAGTCGAAGCCCACTTATAGAAAGGCCGAAGCCGCGATCTCCACAGACTATGCCAGCGCCGAGAGGGCCGCTGTTTCCGGGGTATGTCAATCTTCCACAGTTGAAAAGGCTAACTCCATGAACATAGGTGTACATATTTACTACGCTGCCATTTTCAGGGTTAGCGAACTGCCCATCGCTGTTAAACGGCACATCCACGTTCCGCATTACTACATCGTAATAGTTGATGTTTCGGGCGATTTCTACGCCGCCTGCGGGGTCCGCATGGCTATTTATACCGATAGTGCAATTTTCAATGTATGGGTTGTATATATGAATCCCATCTACTATTGCTCCTTCGAATTGAAATGCTTTACCACCTTGATGTACGTTACTGAACTTGACATTTCGTACTTTTGGGTTGTAAATTTTTATATTTTCCCCATTAATTGCATTTATTCCATTTTCATTTGGCAAATCAGAACAATCAACTTCAATGTTATATATTTCTACATCGGTAAATGGCCTTGGCATAAGGTCTTTCGTATAGCCGCCGCATACGAATCCACCTAGATTAGTGTTTGCGGTAAGCTTCCAGACAGCCCCCGGATCAAAGATGAGTTTTAGCTTGTCTGGTAGAGGGATCCAGTTATTGAAAAGGTAAGTTCCAGATGGTACTAAGACAGCTTTTCCTTGTGCTGCGGCGTAATCTAAACAAGCGATTAGATTGTTGTGGTCTTCGGTAGTATTATCGCCCTTTACAGAATATGGGGCGTCTTTGATATTTATAATGTCATCTAGGCGTGATTTTATGGTTCTCCCTCTATAACCCACCAAAGCTGCCCCTTTGTATGGGTCTGTAGCATTGGAAATGTCCTGACGTAGAGACTGGTCCGCCTGAGCAACAAGTAGATCCTGATCGGTGGCCCAGTTTCCGGTCAGATTGACGGGAAAATCTGCTGGGCGCTTGACGCTGTAGAGATTTCCGTCACGCTGGATCAGTTGGGTCGGGCGGTCCACTGTCAGCGGCGAGCCATCGACGTACACCAGAAATCCAGGTTCGAAGCCCTGGGCGGCCAGCCAGTCATTGACCTGTTGCTCCACACCGAACCATGTTTTTCTTGGCACACCGAATCGGTCATTCCACGCCACGTTAGTTCGGTCATTCATCGCCGCGTCGAAGTTCTCGGCGTTGTCGTAGAGGTCACGCGGATCTTTGGAGCCAAGCGGATTGCCGGTGGCATATGTAGTCATGCAAATTCTCCGGGCATGAAAAAGCCCGCTCTATGGCGGGCTCTGGGTTTTTGTGTGCGGTCAGTTGGGGGCGCTGGCGTTGTCGAAGGTGTAGACCCTGGGGTCGTAGTTCACCGCTCGGACGGACGCCGCGGTATTGCCTTTGGGGTCTATGGAACTGATCAGGGCCGGGTATGGATTTCCCAGCAGTAGGTGCGGCGGTTCGATTTCCCAGGAAACATCGGGGACGAAATCGATACTGGGAATGCTCAGCCGGTAGTCGTCGATCCGAGATGCCGGGTATCCGCCGGAAACCGTTCCGTCTGGGCGGCGCAGATACAGCGCTGGAGAGCTCAGCAGCGACCAATCGAGCGGCTCGCTGGATTCGATCAGGACCGAGCTTCCCGAGATCACGAACGATTTCAGATATGCGCTCTGCGCCAGCCCAGGGCCTGGAACATCGCCGGCGAGTGCCACGTAATCCCAGAACTCGCTGTTCAGCGCATCGAGGCCGGTATCGAACGAATACTCGGTTCGCCGGTATCGCTGCGCCATCCTACGGCGCATCCCATAGCGCCAGGCCCGATCGAGGTTTGTGACACCGACAGCCGTGATCTTCTCGACCTTCCTGCCGACATCGCCGGGTAGGCGGCACTGCACGGTATCTTCGATCCAGCCGTTGGCGTTGACGAAATCCACGTCAACACCGTCGTAGTCGTCCTCCGACGGAGCGCTGATGCTGATCCTCAGGGGTCCATCCATGTTCTGCGGCGAGTACATGTGCCCGAACGTTGTCCTGGGCTCGTCTCTGGCCGCTGAGATCACGCCGCGCTTGATGGTCTTCTCGGCATACCCGGCCGCAAGAACGTCGTCCATGATCTGCGCCACCGTGACCTTACCGTCCTCATAGATCATGTCGAACGTGTCGCCACGGGCCTTCCAGACGGCGTCCAGCCTATCCAACTCGGCCAAGTCTAGATCGTCGTCGGTGTAGCCTCGTTCCTTTGCGATGTAGCAGAGGAACGGGACGATGTCTCGCGTTGCGAGTTCAGGCGTCCATGCTCCGCCCTGGCGGGTTGGAAGCATGCGGGTAGCCTCTACCGAGATGCGGCTCTCGGTCTGCGCGGAAATTCGATCAGACGACCGGTACCGAACCGCGAGCACCGTCACGCCTGCATATGAGGTTGGCGCCTGTAGCTGCGAACGCAGGCCGTACCATTGCAACGTGTCGCGGAACTCCAGTTCGTTTTTCCCGATTGGATATCGCTGCCGCATGCGGATCTCTGGACGCATGGCGTACGGGAGATTCAGCCGCGTCGTGAACCCGATTTGATCGAGCGTGGCGCCATTATGCTGGTAGTCGAGCGAAGTCCATGCGCCGCCGATATCCATATCGCGGTACTGGACCGTGTAGTAGCCACTCAGCGGAATCTGGTTGCCCTTGCGGTCGATGAAGATCAATCCGTTCGGGCAAAAGATGTCCCATTCGACAACGCTCGTTTTCTCGCCCGCCGGGCACGCTGGGAATGGGCCGCGCCAACCTCCCTCGGAGTTCGAGGTATCAACGGTGATGCGCGACGTACTTGAGTTCAGCGGAGAGAAGCCTGGCCAACTTGGATCGGTAGCCCCCGCAGACGTCAGGCGCTCTACGGTGATCTGCTGGGCGCTATACGCAGTGATTCGGAACCTGAGCCCGCGCAAACCGATTGCGGCGTCGCCGGCACCTACCTGTAGGGCATTTACGGGGGCGCCACTGTCGTAGTTCAGCGTCAAGTTGGTGGAGTTCACGGTGTTTACGACGTAGAGCCCCGAGTTAACGCCGACGACCTGAATCTCGGCTCCGACAGACAGGCCAAGCTGCTCGATATCTCCCGAGATCGTGTCGCGCGCGCTTCCGCCACCATCGACGACGGTGTACGGATACTGAGCCTCAACTCGCAGGATCGTTCCAGCAACCCAATCAGACGGGAACGAGCCGGCGCCAGAAGGGATGATGATGTTGCTCCCCGAGAACGTGAAGGTCGTTGCGGTTGGGTTCGGGGTGAGCGTCGAGGACTCGGTGAGTTCCAGACCCGCATTACCTGTCGAGCTAGCCCCAACCTCCGGCGCGGAGTGCCACCAGATGGCGGATGGATGCGAGCCAAGATTCTGGCCTGGCTCGAAAATCTGAAACGAAGCTTCCGCGCCCAGCGCGAGGAACGCGGTATCGCCGATCTTTACGCCGCCTTCCTGGATCTGGAACCGACCGCGACCGATGCACAGAAGCATTTCGGTCCACTGTTCGCGAGGGCCAGCGAAGTACTTCCTGGGAGGCAGGATGTAGTCGGGGAAGATCAAGCGACGGCCGGCAACCTCACGAATGGCATCGCCGAGCTTGACTTTGTTTCCGCGCGCACTGGAGTCGGCCAGTGACTCGCCCTGCCCCGGGTTTGTGGGCATGCCGGGCAACTGCGGCATGAGCATCCGGAATGCCGACTGGACGCCCTTGAACAATGCCGCCGTAATGGTGAACGGATCAGTCCCGCGTGGCAGCTTGTAGATACGAACAATGTCGCCGCGGTCGATGATGCGCTCGGCCCACTCTCCCGGGTGAATGAACTCCTCATGCGCCTTTTTCTGCCTGTCGGTCAGGTCACCGCAAAGCGCAACCTCGGCCGGGACGACACCGATGGAGAACGGGTGGACATCGTGGCAGCGGTACCCAGGCGAATTCGCAGTCAGCCACGCATGGATCGTCATCCTGCGGCCGATCGGATGCCGCTCCAGCGGTTCTCCGTCAAGGAGCGATGGGTAGATTTCGATCACGGTAGAAGACCACCTTGGAGTATTTGTCGGAGAACTTCTGGAGCGGGGTGAGCGACACCCCGCTTCCCGGGTTGATTTCGAGAATCCGCAGGCGACCATCCACCTCGACCAGCAGGCCTACGTGATCGAGCAGACGCCCTCTATAGGCCGCGGCGATGACCCCAGGTCCTGGCTCGCATTGCTCGAGCGCGCGCTGGATCTCCGTATCGCACGCCCGCTGCATCGAAACCGGGGTGAGTCGCGTGACACCGCCGAATTCGGTCAGCATCGGCAGCCCGAACAACTCAACCCGCGCGATGAGCGTCAGGCCCCAGCAGTCCAGGCACGGCAAGGCCCGCCCGCCCTCGGTATAGATGGCGGAGAGGTATCTGTTCGGCATGGGATCAGGGCCAGTATTTGAGGCCAGGGAATTCGCTGACGTTGTAGATGTGGCGCAGCGCGGCGGTGTTGATGAGGTCGTAGTAGCCGGCTTCTACCTGGACAGTGAGGCTTTCGAAGTCGGCCCCTTTCACCCGCATCCGATAGGGGCGCTCGGCCGGCGCAGTCAGGTCGCTTTCTAGGTAGATTCGCAGGATAAGCGTGACCGGCTCTCCGGCGTCGATGGCCTCGGAAATATACTGCTGAGCAAAGCCAGTCACGTTGTCGATTGCGAATCCAACGTTCTGGTTTCCGCTGTTGTCGCGCTTCGGGATCGAAACGTCGATAGCGCCAGCGATGAATGTCAGTAGCCGTCCGTCTTCTGTCATGCAGGTCAGGTCTTTGAACCCCTGACAGATGAGGATCGGATCGGACCTGGAGGGCCGAGTAATCTCGATCGTTGCAATCGGAAGATCCGGCCCATCCGATGCATAGAACCGCTCAAGAGCCGTCGCCATGTCGAGGCCACTCCCTGTTCAACGCGATGTCGAAGATATCCGCGAGGAGGATGTACTCGGGCAGAATCTCGGCCCACCCAGGATCGATGATGGGGCGCTCACGCAACTCCAGTGTGGCGGTGAAATCCCAGAGCGAGATACTGCCGCTGACCAGCTTTGGACCATCATAGATGTCGGTGAATCTGGCGGCATACGCACGCAAACCATCAGGAGTCTCCGGCGTCTTTAGCGGGCATTCGAACCAGTGGTAACCATCCACTAGAACATCACGAAACCATGCCTCAAACAGCATTGCCTCGCTGTCGTTAAGCCTCCACCTGACACTTGCCATCGTTGGAGTAGCGGTGAAGTGGCGCCGCTGCCGAGCCCTGCCTGTCTGCATCTCCGTGCGGATTAGAGGGCTAACGGGGGAGAACCCGTAGCCCTCGCGCTGAGGCGGGCAGATATTGGGGTACTGCTTCATGTGCCGCTCCTACGAATACCGAACGAACTTCCGATAGCTTTCGACGAACGGCCATCACCGAATAGATCGGCCACTACAACATCGATGATGTACTGGTCATCCTGGCGGCGAGTATTGACCTGCCCCGCGCGGCTTCGGTCCTCGATCAGGTTTATGGTTGGAGCGCCTGCGCTTGCCTGATTACGCCGTACGTCATCAAGCGTCCGGTCTAACTTTGCACTTGTCTCTGCCGTCGTTACCCTCTCGCCCTTCTTGAGGTTCCAGGTCCCATCCTCAGGGACGGACATAATGCCGTCATGGGCCTGACCAGAGAGATTGACGTTCTTCACTGCTGCTACCTGTGCCAACTGAGCTGTAACCGCAGCAGCCGCCGCTGCAATACCAAGCGCAGGGCCAATGACAGGAATTCCCGCCATGGCCGCATAGGCATCAGACGCAGTCTTTGGAGCGTTCAGCAGGGTCTTCGCTATCGCATATGACTTCTCGGCAACGAATGCTGCCTTGTAGAGGCCGGATTGCTCTCCGAAGAAGCTCTTGGCCAAGCCGCTCAGATTTCCAAAGAACTGCTCATTGGCGCTCAACGTCACCTGCTGACGGGACCGCTCAATAGCGGCTAGGGCCTCTTCGTGTTCTTGCTTTAGCTTCAATTCCTGCTCATCCCATTGAGCAGTCAATTCAGCTTTAGCCTCTCGATTTGCATTCAGAAGATCGAGTTGGGATTGATACCATTTCTCAAGCTCTTCCTCTGCTTTGTCGATCTTGTCGAGTTCACCCTGAGGCCCGGCGACTACAGCATCTGCGCCGTCGAAAGAGGGCGGAGCGGAGAATGAGTCAGAAACGATTCGCGAAGCGACACGATTTCTTTCCTCGTCGCTCAGCCCCTGCATTGCGTCAAGAACCGCAAGACGCTCTTTCGTTGTATCAAGCAGCCGCTCTTCGTCAGTCCTGAGGTCCTGGATAAGCTTCTTGTAGTCTTCCTGTGCCTTTTGCTGTTTCTTGAAGGACTCGACCGTCTCAATCGCCGCCTTTGCTTGCGCCAACTGCGAGGCAGTTGCCCCATCCAGCTCAAGGCGGTAGAGCTTCTGCTCGTCGGCAGTCATGCCGACAGTTGCAGCCTCCAGTTGCAGTGACGAAATAAGACTGGTGACTGCCTGTTGTCGACGCTTTGCGGCAGCTTCGACCTCTTTCCCCGGCGCCTCGAACGTCCCGGTCTTGTTCTTTTTCCTAAGATCATCGAGGAGCTTGGCTAGCTCTTTCACTCGGCCATTAACATCACCAGTGCCGGCGTTACCAATGAACTCCAGAACCTCGACAATCTTCTTGCCGGAGCCGACCATGTCTTCGGCGAAAACCGAAGTGCTTGCTTTCACTCCGTCCAGATTCTGAACGAATCTCTTCGCCCACCCAGCCGGCCCAGAGGCGATCTCAAGCCATGTAATCCCCTCGAATGCAGAAGAGGCTACTGCCGCAGCGCCGGCAATCGACTTGCCTACAAGCTGGAAGGCTCCAACAGTGGCTACCGCCGCTCCGGCAACGAGCTTCAGCGTGGTGACAAGAAACTCCCCAACGGCGACCATCGATGTCCCATCCTCTGAAACATCGAGTAGCTTCGTGGCGAAGTCGCTCAGCACGGGAATCAGCGCAGACGTAAGTTGGTTCTTGAGTCCCGTGGTGCTCTGCTCTACAAGCCAAGTGGCCGCCTGAAGTTCGCTAGCCGACTTAATCGTCTTCTCGTCGAGGATCGCGCCAGCGGCCTTGGCGGCGTCACCAAAGGTCTTGAATCCCTCAGCGTTATTGCGAAGCAACGGGAGCAGAGCAGTCGCATCGCTCGCGATAGCTTCCAGATAGAAGGTCATGTCCGACTGGCTGACCTTGGCCTTTTCCAGGCTTGAGACGTATAAGCCAAGGGCTTGAGGACCACTAAGATTCCGGAACTGGTCTGCGGTCACGCCAATTTTTGGCGCTACATTCTCAAAGAAGTCAGCAAGCGCTCCGCCGCCGGTATTGAGGAAGTCGCCTACCTTGTCGTTCACATCCTTGAAGATGTCAGCGAGCTTCTCTTGTTCAATGCCAACCAGCTTTGCGCCGGCGGCATACTTCTGAAATTCGGTCGTGCTTGCGTTCGCAACACTCGCCAAGTTTGCGATTTCATTGGCATTGCGAACTGTCGAGACAGTGAGAGCGGCAAGCGCGGTGATACCTGCCGCAGTAGCAGCGCCAATTGCGGCCCCAACCTTGGCCGCATTCTTCTCGACTTCCTTGCGCCATTTCTCAGACCGGCGCTCAGCGGCGTCCATGCCGGCCACGAACCCGCCAACCTTGGCGATGAGATCGAGCGTAAGCGTCCCCAGGCTGCGTGATGCCATTGCGGGCTCCAATGAAAAAGCCCGGAACGCTCCGGGCAAAACGAAGGACTAGGCCCAGGTCTCAAGGGCCTGATCTAGACTGATTACGGGCTCTTCTTCATGCGGCATGAAGTCGTACAGCTTGTACGACTCCTTGCTGTGCGTATTGGTGTAGAGCGCGGCGAGCAATGCCGATCCACGCTCTACCCTCATGCCGACATGGAGGCTCCCCCGCTTGTCCCGGAACTTGCACCAGCTAAGGAACTCCCGGTAGCTGAGGCGGGACTTGGCTTCCGCAATGGTTCTTCCGCCAATCCCGCACATCACCAGCTCATGCCAAACCTCATCTAGTTCGCTGAGCTGGTCGTCTTTCCCAGGTTGTTCACCTCGGCGATCACAGTGAGCAGGGCGATGGTCAGGTTTCCATCGAGGGCGCCACGACCGGGATCAGCCTCGCCAGTGATATCTGCCGGCGTGAATACCGGCTTACCCTCTTCGTCCACAATTGACGCAGCGATACGTCCTGCTACGCCATCGACCTTGCCATTCATCGCAAGGAGGTCAGAGACAGCGGTGCTGTACGACAGGGGCCGGACGTAGACGGTGGCGGTCAGTTCCTTATCGCCCTGCTTCCAGGTGATCTCTTTTTCGATAGGAGCCCCAGTGAATGCACCAGCTTCTTTAAGCGAATCAATCGACAGATGCATGACCACTCCTTACGCGGATTTGCGAATCCAGGCGGAACCGCCGGAGCGCTGAATGGTTGCGGTCGAAGTGACAACAGCGTTGGCTGCGAAATCGAACGGGAAATCGCTCACATAGCCACGGAAGACGAACCAAGTGCGCGTCGGCGGCAGAACAAAGTCCCAGTCGCCGTTGCTGTCCTGCGCCTCGGTGGGTGCAATGCCGATCCCGTCAGACCAGCCAACTGCGAAAGCGATATCCTGGTCGATTTGGTCGTCAGACTCGGACAGTTGGTAGAGGCGGATATGCGAACTGTTGCGCGGGTCGGCATTGAGAGTCAGCGAAGCCTGCCCCGGCGTGCGCAGCCCGCGCAGGTAGCGCCGAACAGTTTCGCTAAGGCATGTGGTTTCGATCTGGTCGGCAGGGTTGCCGCCGGGGTTGAATGCGGTAGCGCACTCGACCTCGATGACTTCGTGATCGCCAGTCGGGCTGCCGCTAGAATCTCTGGACGGAACCAGGGCATAGATCTGAGTTCCTTGAGCCAAAATTGCCATTGTGTTTCTCCTGTGGCGGGTTTCTTGAAGCACAAAAAAACCCGCACGCGGCGGGTTGGTCGGTATTGGTTGGTCTATCGCTGGACTATCCAGTCGATGTCAAAGCTGACTCGGTAGGTCTTGGTATCAGGGTCAACAGATTCCCCTCCCCAGCGGACCACATAGGCTGAAAGCTCAATCGCATCCCTGATGGCCTTGGCGGCATCTCGAGCCTCCGCAGCAGTGGCCGAAAAAATGTCCACTTGGATGGTGAACCCATCGGCGTCAGGGCGGCCCCATAGGTAGTTCTCCGGCGACCCCGATATGGTCTGCCATGTTGCGTACGGTTTAACGACGAGCTGGGGGGCCAGGCCAAACTGGTACATCCTCAGCGGGGACGCGCCAAGGATCGCGGTAACAGCGGGGCTACTTGAACAGACCTTAAAGATTGGCGGGTACATACTCACCCCTGTGCAGCCTTCTTGGCTGCGCGCTTGATGGCCCTATCGATGCCTTTCTCGTATTCAGATATGAAGGTGCTTGTGACTTCTGCGATGTTGTCTGCCAGAGCGCTTCGCATGAAAGGCTGAGCCCGCATGTCTTCTGTCCCGAACTCAAGAAGTCTCCAGTGCGGCGTCGGGGCATTCGCAGTCTTGTCCGAGCGCTCCCCTTTCTTGGGAAGAACGGCACCATGCAGAACGCCAATTCTGAACCCTAAATCGCCCGTGCGTTTGAACAAACGACCGTTCCAGCGCAACGCGATATTGTCGGAAATACTCCGGCCGGTTCCTGGATCGTCGATTTTTGCCGCGCCTTGTTTGGCCGCCTGCACTACGATCATTGCGGCCTTACGCAAAGCGGCGCGCCCGCCTCTCCGCTTCACGTCATCAGTAACGGAGTCCAGCTTGCCAAGCAGGGAATCCAAACCGGTGATGCTGAACTCAACGCCATCAGCCATGGAATCTCCGGAACGCAAAGCTGGTGATCCCCTCGCGCCCGAGATCGGATTCGCGCTCGTTGATCTCGACGCACCCGAAGTTCATCTTTGCAAACCAGCCGATTAGGCCGCGCACGCTCCAATAGTGCAGGTGTTCGCCTGGCTTGAAGTGCTTCGACTTCAGGCAATCGGCCTGGTCCTTGTAGACGGGCATGGAGACGAATACCCACTCGCCAACATGGTCGAGCAGCTTCTCCGGCTCGGGAATGTGCTCCAAGCTGTCCCAGCAGGTCACGGCTTCTGCGTGGTGCTGGTACGGGTCGTAGTAGCGCTCCTGCGCCCTCAGCCAAGCCACCGCTTCCGGATTCACGTCAAAGCCCATCGCGCCGGACTCTGTGACGAAGCGGCCTCCGCCGATACCGATATCTACCACCTGGCCGGCAAAGTGACGGCGCACCAGATCAAGACGGGCCTGGGTCAGCGCAGCGCCCATCGGGGTAGCGTCAAGCAGCTGGTACTTCTCGAAATACGGCCCGCTATAGTCCATCGGAGGACGCGGGTGGAAGCCCATGCCAAGTTCTTCAGACCAGAGCAGGCAGTCGGTCAGCCCAGGCGGCAAAGCGTGCGTCATGATCGGCGATCCTTTTGTCACAGTTGTGCTGTTTCAACGTGCAGCGGCAGAACCTGTCGGGAACCGCGAATGTGATGCGGGACAGGTCCATGCATTTGTCGGTTATGTGTTCCGGCGAGTTGTAGCCGCCCTGCCCGCCACAGATGACCCAGGCCGGCCGCTTTGCGGCGATGGCGGCCGGCACGATCCAGCCGATGCCGCCAATCACCGCATCCGCGTGCTGCAGCAGGGACAGCAGTTGTTCAACTGGCAGTTCGCCCTTGTGGAGCTGGACGTCAGCCGGCGGAAGTGGATCGATGGCCCATTCCTTGCCCGGCTCCAAGTCCGCCACGGAAACCACTTTCCAGCCCCTGAGGCGCATCTCTGAGGCAGCGCTGGCGATGTACTCAGGCAGTGGGTTGCGCGTATCTGCACGCCACTCAGCGCGAACCGTGGCTGGCCGAACCAGCACATAGCGGCCATTGACCGGCGACGGGCCGAAGTCAGGCAAATCGAACGCACCGGGCTCGCACCGGAAAGCTTGTCGCAAGCCCTGGATGATCGGCATCTGTCCGTATGCGATTCGTAATTGTCCACCACCGAAAGGCTTGTGCCACTGCGCCGGGCGCTGGACGTTCTTCGCCTGCGTGCGGAGCTGGGTGTATGGGCGCACGCATTTCACATCGATGTCTGAATAGAGTTGCGGCCATGGCGTTTCGAGATAGGCGCCCCGGTGCTTCTTCACGAACGCGCGCGCGTAGATATTGTCACCAAGGCCAAGCATTCCGCGAATGAACAAGATTTCTCTACTCCAGAAACGACGAAGCCCGCTCAAGGCGGGCTTTCGTTCGTCAGGGCGGGGTTAGGCGGCTTCTAGCCCGAGCACCATCTGCAGGCGGTCGCGCATTTCGTCCACGCGATGTTCCAACATAGTTTTTTTGAACTTCCAATCCGCAAGCCCTTTACCGTGAAGGCTGGCCAATTGGCGCCCATCCTCAAGCTGCTTGCACGCCCGGTCGAACGCCTGTTTCTCGGTCAGCTCACCGCGCAGCAGTGCGTCAATGTGTAGGTCTGCCCAGACAGCAAAGTCGGGCGATATCCAGCGAGCGAATGCCACGGCCAGCTTTGGGTGAAGCCAGGTGCCACCGCCGCGCCCACGTTGGCCGCGAATCAAATCCCTCGAATCCGAGGTATTTAGATGGCGAGCAAGCGCCTCGATGTAGGCTTCGGTTTCCTTGTTGCGCAGCCAGTTGTCCAGTCGCATGCCGTGAGCTGCTGCGATGTCGGTTGCGTTAATCCATCCCTCGCTATTGAAACGCACCGGTTTGCCTTGGTAGTGAAATGGAATGACGTTGCTGCTCATATCGTTACCTCGCTCATCAGGCGAATAGAAACGCAGCGGGGCGGACGGATGAGCGACATCCGCCGTTCGGCTGTACGGGCCTAGCTGCGTGTTGAGCGCCCTTGCGGGCCAAATAGTTACCGACCGTCCGTCAATCCATCAGAACAGCGCAGACGCCACTCACGGCGAGCGGTGACATCGGTCTCTGCGCTGGTGATGTTGTAGACTCGGCCATCCCAGATGACCCGCCAGGTGTACAGTTCCAACCGTTCTACGGGGAACCACCGACAGTTGATCCTGGCAGTGGTCTCCGCCTGCGTAGCGTCTGCGGCGATAAACTCGCGGCCCGGTCCAGTCAGAACCTCTGCGGGCAGGTCGGCGTGACCGGAGAACAGAACCCTCTCCCAGGTTGTCGTCTCTTCTCCCGTGTCAGGGTCTTGTGCGTGGACCTGCCGCTGAAACTGAATGCGGTGGCGCATACGGTAGGCCAGCATTCAAACCCCCAAGCCGCATCGGTACGGCATCAGCTTCACCTCGGCCGCCTTGCGCAGCGTTGCGATTTCCTCGGGAGCAGCCTGGTAGCTGGCCTGAAGCAAAAGAAGCACTCCGATGACCACGCTAGGCGGAAGGCCCGGCTCGCTACTGACAGCCTCACTGCTCTCATCGCAGTTGCAAAGGCCATCAAGGGACTGGCGCCACATGAACTGGCAGGCCTCGTCCTCCGCTCCATCCAGCAGCAACTGGAGCTTGGCGTCATCCCAATCGTGGATCACATCAAGAAAGGACTTTGCCGTATCAAGCGGGATCAGGCTCATTCAGCGCGTCCTCCAGCGGTCTACGCGCGAAACAGGTAAGCGCCGTTTCGCGTGTGCAATTGATGATTTCTATACCAGGGTTCTTGCGCTTCAGGTTTTCGAACTCTACCGGCCACTCGGATATCTTCCCTGCACTACCCAGTCCTCTGGGGTGATCACCATGCCAGTGAGACATCCCGCCAGTTTTCTGCATGTCGTAGCCGAGAAGGATGATTCGCTTGGCGCCCCTGGCTATGGCCAAAGAAACTGCGCCGCCGCCTGAGTTCCTGTAGTGCTCAATGCGTGCCGTTTTGATGCCGAAGGGATTGGCGCTGAGTGTCAGAAGCTCACCACAGAAGTTTGCTTTAGCCTCGGCGGCGTATCTCTCCCACCAGGCCTTATCCATTGCCCACAGTGCATCAGCCCAGGGGGTCAGTCGGAACGTTGTGTTCGTGCAGATGGCCGCCCTCTGCGGCGAGGAGTCCCGCCATTCTCTGACTCGTTCGCAGTCTTCTGCTGTGAGGCTGGGGCCGCTTGCGAGGCAGACGGCGACTCGCCAGCCACAGGCTTTGGGATCTCTGATTCCACAATCTGGCACAAGCCTCGGGCCACCAACTGGCGCGCCAGGTGCTCGGATGCAAGGTATGCATCACCGCCGGCCTTTCTCACGCGACCGCCGTCCAAGTATGAGCGAACTGGCTTGATCATTACGTCAGGCATAGTCACCTCAAAGAAAGAAGGGCCGGTCTCCCGGCCCCTTCCAGTTAGCTGGCGGTCAGCGAACCAGTCACGAAAGCCTCGGGGCGATAGACCGCGAAGGCCAGCCGCTCCTCAGCGCGGATGGTGACCATGTTGTTCTCGAAGTCCTTGTCGTTCTCGGTGGAAACCAGAACCTCGATGTCCATGCGGTCGAAGATCTGGGCGCCGAGAGAGAACGCACCGGTCAGGAACTCGTCCTGAGTGATGGCCTGGGTTTCCACCACCGGCAGACGCCAGAGGGTCGGAGTGGTGCCGTTCTGCGGGCTGCCGATGATGTAGCGGTTCTCGGCGTCCTTGGTCAGCTCGATCAGCGCCCAGTCGATGGGGTTGAGCACGATACCGCTGGCGGGGAACTCGGCCAGTTGCGCCTGAAGGATCGCCAGGCGGATGCGGTCGATTCGCTGCTCGGCAGTCACCACTACGCCGCTCGGCGGAGCGTAGGCCTGCGCCTGCGGAATGATACCGTGCAGATTGGCACCGGTTCCGTTTCCGTAGAGCAGTTGACCTTCTTCGACCAGCATCAGGCCGTAACGAGCGCGCGCATCGATGTAGCTCTGCAAGGCCGAAGCGTCGTCCAGGATCTGGCGACTTGCCTTGAACAGGTGTGCGATGGTGCGAACCGGCGCGTTTTCCAGTTCGAAGAAGAGGTCAGAGTACGGCTTCTGGGTGCCTTCCGAAACAGGAGCGGCATTGTTGACGAAGCCGGTTTCGCGGACGTACTCGACGGAGTTCGACTCAGTGGTGCCAGGCGCAACCAGGTCGCGGATGGTCAGTCGACGCTGCGGAGCGGCAACGACACCGGGGCGACGATCAGGAGCAACCAGGGCGCCGCCAGAGCTGTCGATGGAGGTGATGGCCGAGCGCGGCATGGATACGCGATGCGAACCGCGCAGGGAGCTGGTTACACCCTGCTCTTTCAGGCTCTCTGCGACCATTTGGCCGGCGGTCTTCGGTGCTTCTTCGCCGCCGTCACGCTTCTCGTTGGCCAGCATGGCTTGTTCCGCGGCGCTCAGTCGTGCTTGCAGTTCGCCCTGAGCAGTCAGCAGTTCGTCGACCTTGGCGCGGGTTTCCTTGTTCATCTCGCCGAAGTTGGCGATCTGGGTGTTGACCTGTTCGGCCTGGGACTTGATCTGGTCGCCGACCTGCTTGAGGCTGGCGTTCAGTTCGCCGATTTGTTTTTCGAAGTCGCTCATTGCGATTCTCCTTGGAGGAATTTGGTGATGTCTTGTGCTGCCCGTAGTGCAGCGGAGAGGTCAGGAGCGACAGCGCCAGGCATATCGGTCGGGGTGTCACCACCCCCGCCAGCAGCGCCAAGCATGCTGGTCTTGAAGTCGTTGATGAGTTCATTGCGCTGGCTTCGCGGCATTCCGCTGCGAGCCAGGGCGGCATCCATTCGGCGCTTGGCCAAGATGGCTTCGCTGCGGTTGCTGGGAGCGCTGGAGATCTCATCGGACTCCAGGAAGGCATCTGCCCACCCTTTGTCGACGGACTCGCGCCCACCGATCCAGGTCTCGGCGTCCATCTGCTTTACGATGTCGTCGATGTCGATTCCCGTGCGCTGTGCGTAAATGTCAGCCAGCGTCATGTCGAATGGCTCCAGCCAGTCGGCGATCTCGCGCAGGTCGTTCCGATTGCCCATGGCGATCAGCCAGGCGTTGTGGATCATCAGGAAGGCGGCGCGGCCAATGCGGATCTCATCCCCCGCCATGGCGATGAAAGAGGCGGCAGAGGCAGCCAGGCCGATGATGTTCACCGTGACCTTGCCCTTGTGCTCGCGCAGCAGGTTGTAAATGGCCAGGCCTTCGAACACATCGCCGCCAGGGCTGTTGATATTCACGGTCACATCGACATCGCTGCCGATGGAGCGCAGAGCGCCAGCAATGCGTTTTGCCGTGACACCTTCACCGGTCCACCAGTCGTAGCCAATCGGCTCGTAGATGGTGATCGTGGAGTCCGGGTTATCGCCAGAAGCTGCTCGAAGCTCAGGACGCCATGCATCTAGCGCTTTGGGCGCCAGGTCGCACTGGACGCCCGAACGCGGGCGAGCCTCCGGCGCTGCCGGAAGATTTCGCAGAGTCATGGGTTACTCCTGTGGTTCTGGCTGGCTGAGCCAGTTCATGAGCGCGGCGCGGACGGCCTGGCTCTCGTTCGATTGACCGAGTTGGTCGATTGGAACTAGGTTGGATTGGACGGTGAGAATGTCGCCACCGGGAAGCTCTGGAAGGTTCTCTTTCCGGCGACCTTCGTTGCGGGTCATGAAGCCGTTTTGCGCCATGGTGCTGTACCAGGCAGCGCGACCAGCGCTATCAGCCTTCAGGAACCCCTCAAGTGAGAACTCGGCGTAATAGCGAATCCGCTCGGGCGCAGTTAGCAGTCGCTTGTTGACGCACTGCTGAATCTGATTGGTGATCGAACTGATCGAGAATGTCAGGAACGCGAGCATCTGCTGTTCAAGCCCTGTCCCCCAGTTGCTCCCCTTGTCGGTCTGGCCAATCATCCAGGGCGGCACCCCGAACCATCTGCAAATCTCGATCACCCCATGCTCTCGCGTCTCCAGCAACTGAGCATCGACCGGATTGATGCCGATGGTTTCAGGGGTAATCCCTTGCTCCAGAACCGGGGATCTTCCGGAGTTCATCGCGCCCGACACGGACTTCACATACTCCCTGAACTCCTCCCGCTGCGCAGGCTGGAGAATGCGATCAACCTTGAAGGCGACCGTGGGTAGAAGTCCGTTCTTGAATGTGCCGTTGGCTGCGTCCTCCGCCGACATGACCGAGCCGAAGACATCAACTCCGTACCTGATTGCAGAGAGACCAATTCGACCATCCAGCGTGAACGCCGGGATGTGCAGCATGTTGGTACGCTCGATCTCTCTACGAGCACCCTTCTTTGGCGTATAGAAATACTTCAGCCGACCGTTGTCATCACACTCCAGGTCGATCCTCGATGGAAGCAGGAAGTCCAACGCAGCCGGTCTGCCAGCAGCGCGGCGAATCTCCGCGTATGCGTTACCCCAAAGCAGCATTGATGCGACCATGGCCTGCCAGAACTGGAAGGCCGTCATGTCGTCGTTGGGGCTGTTGTGAACAACATCGTAGAGCGGGAACGACCGAGCATCGACTCTGCTCCCGTCCGCTTTCCGCTCGTACACTCCCAGCGGAAGACCGGCGACAGAAGTAGAGATCAAGCGAACGCAAGCCCATACCGCAGACAGCTTCATTGCCTTGTCGACAGTGACCTTTTTCCCGCTAGACGACTCCCGCCCCAGGAACTGCGACCAGAACGCGCCATCTGTCAGGCGGATGGTCTTCCCCCCCCAGCCGAACAATGAAGACCTGGGCGCAGACGTAGCACTGCTCAGGACTTTTCCGAGACTCTTACTCACTGGTCAGCCCCTTGCGAATAAACGCCGCTATGGCGAACGCCGACGCCGCACCGGAAATGAGCGCCCAGCCGAGCCCCAGCAGCACGAAGGTTCCGACTACGAAAAGAGCCAGACCAAGGACGCCAAAGAAGAGGTAGAGGCCAGTAGCGATGTTCATGCGATGATCGGGTTCCGTATGGCGTTCATGAAGTCGTCGCCGTCATCAACGCCGGCAACCAGGGCGCGCCCCATAGCCATGATCAAGGCCACTGGACCATCGATCTTGCAGTTGGGGTCGTTGTCGTTTTCCTTGCGCGGGTAGATGTTTTCCTTGGCATCGATCTTTGCCGCCACGTTGCCCATCATCCAGGTCATGACTGGGTTTCCGTCATGCCAGAGTGTCCGCGCTATCACCCTCGCCTCCACCTCCTTCATCGGGTCGCTCATGTTCTTCACCGTCTGGTTGAAGTCCACGACCGGGATTGAGGTGTTCGAGAGGCGTGTAATCAGGTAGTTGGCCTGCCAGTCGTCGAAGGCGGAATCCTGCAGGTCGATCTGTTTTGCTAGGTCAAGGATGTCTGCCTCGATAAAGGCGTAGTCCGTCATGCTCCCTGGAGTCAGGACCAGGTGACCCTCAAGCGCGAAGTTCTGATACTTCTCGTTTTCCTCGGCGGCAGCCTCCGGAGCGTAGAAGCGGGGGGTGCAGTAGAACTGCCCCGCCTTCTCGAACAGCATCACTAAGGCGGCCACGTCTTTCTTGCTTGCCAAATCAAGCGCCATCCAGCAGCGACATCCGGCCATGTCCGCAATCGTGAAGTCGCGCTTCTGCCGCTGCCAGGCCAGCATGTTCATCCAGACCGTCCTAGCTCCCACCCACTGGTTCAGATGCTTGGTGCGGAAGGCGTTCTGCTTCGACGCCGAACGCTTGGCCTGCTGGAGCTGGGCCAGGAGGAAGTCAGGGAAGACCGACACTCCGTAATTCGGATTGGCCTTGATCAGGCTGGCCGGGTCATCCCACGGGTCATCCTCGTCGATCGTGTAGATGATCCCGAAAATCGTCTCATCGATCGTCTGACCCTCGAGAATGCGGATCACATCCCGTCGCTTCTCGTAGCAGGGTCCGCCGAGATTCGATCCCGCCGTCGTGATGATCGACAGCAATGGCTGTTCTCGCGCCCCCATGCCGGTCTGCATGGTGTCAACCAGGGCATCCGTGTCGTGTTCGTGGTACTCGTCCACCAGGGCCGCATGGGGACTTGCACCGTCCCCTGGGTTGCCGATCACCGTCTCGAACTTCGACATATCCTCCATGACGAACATGGGGCCAGGGTTCTTCTGGTTGCCAGAAAGCTCGATACCGAATCGGTTACGCAGGTTCTCCAGCTTGTGCGCCATCATCCACGCCGGACGGAAAACCTCGAAGGCCTGCTTCTCGGTGGTGGCGCCGGAGTAGACCTCGGCCCCCGACTCGCCATCTGCGGCGAATAGGTAAATGCCTCGTGCGGCAAGACGGGCCGACTTCCCGTTCTTCCTGGGAACCTCTTCGTAGGCCTCGCGGAACCTGCGCTTGCCGGTGTCCTTCTTCACCCAGCCGAAGATGTTGGCCTCGATGAATACCTGCCAAGGCTCGAACACTAGCTTCGACTTCGAAGCACTCCATTTGCCTTTGGTGTGAGGCATGAGCTGCATGAACTTGACAGCACGATCTGCCCTGGCCTCATCGAAAACGTATGGCCAATCGTCATCGCCCTGGCGGTCCAAGTTATTCAGGAAGCGCTGGCATGCAAGCTTCACATACCGGCACGCAACGATGCCCCCACCCACGACATCGCTAGCGTACTGTCGCGCAATGTCGCTGGGGGTCATCTCAGAAATCCTCGAACTCGTCCTTCTCCTTCGGCTTTTCCAGGCCGAACTTCTGGCGGTCGGACGGCGTTAGTCCAAGCCGGGCCAGGTTTCCGATCAGATGGGTGTACTTGCCAACCGCGAACTCTGTCGGGTTGGCACGGTATTCAGCGAGCAGGTTCGCGGTGACCTCCAGGATGATCCGGTCCGATCCCGTCAGAACGCCCTTGATCGACTGAGCGCACAACTCTTTCCATGCGAGGCGAGCTGGTCCTTGCAGATGGATTGGCGCTTCGCCGATCTCCCCCTCTCCCTTTGCCGGCTCCTGCCGGTAGCGCTGGGGGTTTTTCTTGTCGGCGCCTTTGAACTTGGCGACGACATCTGGCTGTTTGTGTCGTGCCATCTTGAAACCTAAATTCTGTGGAAATGGAAAGTGACTTGGGGGCGCGGTGTCCTAACGAAAGGTTCTAAGGTTTTGACCCGCCCCACCCCTATAAATGAGACTTTTTCTCATTTAACTCGATTTTTCGGTCAAACCGCACGCAGACAGTGAAAACCACTACCATTATTCGTAAATATCTAGAATCGTCGTGTCCGCGCGCTGCGAAAACCCGACTATCTCCTAGATGCCGCCGACTCCCTTGCCGTCTTCCTCGCATGGCAGGGGTATCCAGCAATAGCCATCAGGTTCGAGTCATCATCAGTGCCGCCTTGGCTCAGCGGGATGATGTGGTCCACCTCTGTGGCGATCCTCTTCACTCCCTTGCACTCTGCACACTGGCACATGTAGCCATCCCGCTTGAGGATGCGCTCACGCTTGCGGCGCCACGGCCTGCCACCACGCCCATTCCCCCATGCTTTGTCCTCTACCTCGTGCTTGGTCACTCCCTTGGCCTTTGGCTTGGTGTGACGCTGAGGGAGGTCAGGCATTGAGGCGTTCCTGACTCGGCGGAGTCCAACCTTGAAGCCTGGCTTGTGCTGGCCTGAGGAATGAGAGCTTGCCACACTGCCATTCATCAGGATGGAGAGCCAGGAGGCTAGATCGCAGTAGGGGTTCCAGAATCTTTATCGCGCTCTCTACTTCTTCGCTGTATCCGGTTACGTCATCGGGGGTCCAGGCACGACCGTGGTTGATCTCGACGCCAGCAGGAATTGGACGGTTCTTCATGTCGGCTTTCCTTCATCAGACATACCGATGAGTTTCGCGACCAGCAGCGACTCAGCGAAATCATTTGCGTTGGCGTCTCGCCATGGGGAAAGCCCGCATACGTGGTAGATCAGCTCCCGACCAGGGAGCGGGCTTTCGGGGCGCTCTATCTTGTAGCGAACCTGAACAACCAGTTTGCCAAACCAGCCGCGGCGCACCCGGACAGAAGCTATCTGGGTTTCCCTGGCGGACCCCATAAATACCGACATCAGATCGGCTCTCCACTCAGGTAGCTGGTCGGCACGGCGTCAGGATCCTCGCCATCTTCGGCCAGAGCCTGGATCAGAAGGTGCAATAGCTGATTGGTCTTGCGCTGCTCATCGAGGAGATCGCGCAGGAGGAGTCGAACCTCTTCCTCGGACTCAGTCATCGCTTGCTCCGGGTCGCTTCGGCTTGGCGGCCATAGCAGAGGCCGCGCGTTCCATCGCGACCCGAGCCCACTTCTTTGCCCATTCACGCGTCTTGTTGCAGAAGGTGCACTTGGTCATCATCTGCTCCTTCCCTTAATTGTCTCAAGATACGCATCGTATGAGATGCGCGACTCCATCTCTTCGCCGCAGAGCCTCACCCGCTTGTTAACGAGTGCGAACGTGACCGTGACGGTTGGGATAGGGCCGTCGTTGCTGACGCTCAACGAAAGCTGTCCAGGGAGCGGCTTCCCGTTGCTGTCACACAAAATCAGGCATGTGCCTGTGTTCTTCAGTAGAAGCGGAGCATCCATCAGTACACCCTCAGAATGTGGGCCAGATTCCCCCGCGCACGACACACAAGGCCGAGCAGGATCGCCAGGACCAGGGTCAACCAGGGTGAGACAGGGTTCAGCCTGTAGCCGTGGAGCGCATCGAGCATCACGCTCAGGGCGAAACACCCACTACCAACGCACAGCAGGTATGCGAGCCAGGACACTCCCCGGCGATACCTCGCGCCCTGTCGGCGGTATGTCGCCAGACGCATGCAGATAGCGCCGCAAATCATCGCGGCCACCAGAGTCCAAGGGTCAACCATTACGACCTCCAAAGCGGTCCGCTATGAAGCGGAGCCAACCAGGCGTCTTCCCCCCCTGCACCCACTCCAGCAAGCTGGTGCCCACTGCGACGCAGAACAATGCCCCACCAAAGGCGACCAGGCCCGATGTCCTTGCCCACTCCCGCCCGATGGCTTCGCCGGCGACGTAGTAGCCAACGATCCAGGACGCAGCGAAGTAACCAAGGCGAGCCCAGGCCGAGATGTCCTTGGCATACACCACGAAGAAGATAGCCCCAGCAAAAGCCCCGATCACTGCATTGGCATCAATGCCAGGGATCAACGCAGACGCACCAATACCGACCAAGCCGGCGACTGCTACCGCACCACTCGGCTCGGCCATATTCACGTACTCCAGATGCAAAAAAGCCCAGGCAATGACCTGGGCCTTGTCATAGGTCGGACGATTCTGGCCCTGTGCTATCGTTTCGCTTCCACACTAAACGACGGTCAAGGAGACCAAAATGTCCGAAATCGTAAATCCGTCGAGCTCATCCTCTGGGGCAGCTCTTCAAGTCGTAATCGAGTTGATTCGCGCCGGTCAACTGAAGGTTGGAGCAAATGGCCAAGAGGCGGCAGCAATTATCGCCACCTACGACCAGATATTTGAGCACTTCAGGGACCTCGGAAGGAAACCGACTCGAACACTGGGAAGCTAATCGTCAACCTTCTCCAGCTCACGATATGCAGCTCTGACGGCCCGCGCGCACTCCACTGCAACGTCCGTCAGACTGTATCGATCGCTACCGGGCAGAACCTTCGCCAGAACTTCGCGCAATGCCTCCATCTCAGCCAGGGAAGCTGCCTCGCGCGCAAGCGAGAAATCGAGGGGCTCTTCGTTCATTCTTCTCTCCTGAAAACGAATTCTGACAAGGCCGCCGAAAACGAAAAAACCCGGCGCCAGGGCCGGGTTTTCGGGGGGATCTGTTGATTGGGTGCAACTGTGCACAATGGCAAAACGATACCCAAATGCTCTTCAAATCGTCAAGCGACCCGTTTCAGGCGTTCCCGCTGGGCCCAGTAGGCCGTCACGCGGTCGTGGTAGCGCTGATGGACACTGGGGTACTCCAGGATGTCCTCGCCCCACTCCTCCCGGTAAGCCTCCCCGTACCGCTTCATCCTCGCCGCCCATCGCGCCAACTCCTGGTCCGACATCCCGCGCAGACGCTCCGCCAGGCGCTGCTGGTGATGCTCCCGGCGCTCGGCGTAGGCCTCGGCGCGCTGCACCGCCACCGCATCCCGGTCGACCTGCTGCCAGCGCCATCCAGAGCCCTTCCGGAACCCGCTCTGCTTCGCCACCACCTCGGCGACCGGCCTCAGCACTTGGGCGTCGAGCTTGTCGATGTGGCGCGCCAGGCGTTCCCAGGTACTCGCGTAGTCCCGCGCCCAGTTGCCGGGGTCGATCCGACAGCCGAGGCGCTCCTCGATGAAGAGGCAGACCTCGCCCGGGCGCAGTGTGTCGCGGCCATTGACGGCGCGCTTGTGCGAGTTGATCGCCGCCAGCGCCATCCAGTACGCCCGCTCGCCCTGTCGCTGAGTCAGTTGGCCGAGGCCGGCGCCGATCCAGACCAGGCCGTGAGCGATCGCCACGTCGTCACCGGTGGCCAGCGGCGAGTACAGCGTGTGGCCGAAGTGCTGCAGCGGCTTCGGCAGCGAGCGGATGGCAGCCTGCACCAGGCCGGCGGCCAGCATGTGGGCGCTACGCCCGTTGGTGTCCTTGCGGTCGGGATGCGTCTCGTTGGCCACCCGCCCCTTCTTGCCCAGCGCGGCCTTGTCGGCCGCCACCGCCAGCACTGAGCTCCGACTCTCGTAGAAGGCGTCGTGCCAAGCCTGGCGCGCGCTGATCAGTCTCATTTCGACTCTCCCCTGTAGTTTCCTGTAGTCACTGCTCGCCCTCGAGGAGAGGGACGACTTTCACTCGCACGCCCGGCGTTTCGCCGTTCGGCGATGCGAACTCACCATGCAGTTGCAGCGCTGCTCGGTCGTATGCGGCCGCCGCCTCTTCCCGAGTATCGAAGTTGCCGAGCCGGATTTCTTTGCGACCGACGGTGATGCGTGCGCGCCAGCGGCCCTCCGCCGTCTTCGAAACACCCTTGAAGCCGCTGGAGTTGTTCTTGGCCAGGCGGGTGTTCTTGGCGTTCTCACCCTGGGTTGCTTCGCGCAGGTTGCTCCTGCGGTTGTTCAGCTTGTCGCCATCGCGGTGGTCGACGCCGCTTCCCTTCGCATCGCCGAACATGATCCAGCGGTGCATGGTCACCGAGGACTTCATGCCCTCCGGCCTGCCGGCAACGTAGCCGCGAGGGTCGACAGTCCAAGCTGTCGCAGCCACCTTCGGCAGGTCGTCAAGATCGACCAAGGCGTAGCCGTAGAACGCCCCGTTGCGCCCATGCAACGGTATCTTGGCGTGGTCCTCGCAGACATCAATCTCGCGACGATCAAATACCGCCCCGAACAGCCTGACCTCTGCCTCAAGCCTGGCTTGCTTGGCTTCCTCGAACCCCCTGAACCAGCCGAGATACACCTGCTTGCCCTTGTGCCCGATGCTGGCAACGAAGCCGCCATCTGCATGCTTGAACACGCCCCTGAATTTCATCTCTGCGCCCCTTCAGCCATCAGCGGAACAATCTTCACCTCGACCCGCGGTACTTCGGCGTACCGCTTCGCGAGCATCACATTGACGACCTGGGTGTCGTCCTTCCACGCAACGCCGTTGAGCGCGTCACACACCGCCTTCAGGCAGTTGTCGGCATCGCATTTCACGGTGGGCATGACCTCGCCGATCAGCGCCATGGCCTGGCGCTTCTTCGACCAGGACCGCGGAATGGGGTGGAACATCCGCAGTTCGATGAGCACGGGGCCGGCGATCAGGGATCGACCTGCGAGCGCTTCCTGGGCTGCCATGGCCACCAGCCCCTCGTAGTTCGCCGTCTTCGCCGGCGTGAACATCCTGGCGTGGGCACCGACGCGACCGATACGCGGTCTCCCCTTCCCTACCGGCTCGCCGGGTACGGTGAACATCACCGGGCGGAGGTCAGCCATTGGCGCGCCCTCCCTTCATCCCGCGGTAGCGCTCCGCCATGCTGGTGGCCTTCGGCGACAGCTGAGGCTCGTCGAAATCGAACTCGTCCAGCGCGCCCGGAGCGAGCTGCTCGAATCGCGAGTACTTACCCAGGAACGCGCACCGGACAGTGCTTGGCTCGCCGTTGCGGTGCTTCGCGATGATCAACTCAGCCACGCCGCGGTACTGGGTGTCCGGGTGATAGACCTCGTCGCGGTACACGAACATGATCACGTCGGCGTCCTGCTCGATCGCTCCGGACTCGCGCAGGTCGGACATCATCGGTCGCTTGTTCGGCCGCTGCTCCAGGGAGCGGTTGAGCTGCGACAGCACGATCACGGGGATACCAAGCTCCATCGCCAGCAGCTTGCACTGGCGGGACATGTCGCTGACGTCCTCGGTGCGAGTTGACTTGCCGGAGCTCTCCAGCAGCTGCAGGTAGTCCACCACCAGCAGGCTCAACCCATGGCGCTGCTTGTGACGCCGGGCCAGGGCCCGCAGTCGAGCGGCGTTCAGCCCGGGGCGATCGGCCATGTACAACTTCGAGCGCTTGACCTTCAGCGAGGCAGATCCCAGTTCGGCACCATGGCTGGACGGTGCGGAGCCGTCCTTGATCACGGTCAGCGGGATGCGACCGAGGGATGCCAGGATGCGATCCATCAGCCCGCCGTTGGTCATCTCCAGCGAGACCACGAGGGCCGGGTCACCCAGGTCGCAGGCGACATGCTCGGCGATGTTGATCGCCAGGGCGGTCTTGCCCATCGCAGGACGACCAGCAATCACGACCATGTCGCCAGGCTTCAGACCCATCAGCTTCTGGTCCAGGTCGCCGATGCCGGTTGACAGCCCATCCAGCTTCCCGCCGAGGTCGGAGCGGCGCTGCAACTCCTCGATGTGGTCGGTCAGCACGTCAGCGGCATGGCGCACCTCGTGCGTCGAGGTCTTCGAGTCCAGCGCCATGACCATGGCCTGGGCGGCGCCGACCTTGTCGGCCTGGGCGGCCTCGCTGAGCGCCAGCTCGTGGAGTCTGTCCCCCGCAGCCGCCAGGGCTCGGTCAACGGCTCGCTCCCGAACGATCCGCGAGTAGGTTCCGGCGTTCGCCACGCTGGGCGTGTTCTGGATGATCTGTCCGATGTAGGCCATCCCGGTGATCACGCCGTCAGTGGTTTGGACCTGGTACCGGTCGCCCAGGAATTCACCGACGGTCACGATGTCTGCCGGCTGGCTGTCGCTGTGCAGAGCCAGGATGGCGCGGTACAGGTCGCCGTTCTCTGGCCAGTAGAAATCCTCCGGGGTCAGGTCTGCCGACAGCACGTCGATCAACTCGTTGCGCAGGAGCATGGCACCCAGAACGCCATGCTCGGCTTCCAGGCTGAACGGATCACGCATGGTAGTTTCCCTCGACGATCTTCACGAAGTTCGACGGCGCGATGATCCAGTCGAACGTGGCGCGGAATGGCTTCGCACCGTTGCGACCGGGGACATTGCCCATCAGGAACGGGGAGGCCTTGACGGTTTCGAAGAGCTCTCGCCAGAAGTCCAGCGAGCGGTGGGCTTCGTGCTCCCGCCATCGGGCTTGCAGGTGGCGCCGTCGGGTGTCGTTCAGCAGGGCAACTGCTGGGAGCTCTGGCAGCACCTGGTGGTACAGGTCTGCGATGGCCTGTGCCGGGCACGGTTTGATTCCGTGCTGGTGGCCGTTGAGGTGTTCGGGTTGATCAGGTTCGAACAGGTCTTGGTCGTTCGACTGACCGGGTTGAGGCGAAGCGTCAACGAGTCCTACGTCAGTAGGACTATCTCTTTCTGTATCTGTATCTGTATCTCTATTCGTTGAGTTTTGTTGCAACGAACTTTCAACGGTCGTTGAACGGGTGTTGGAATTCCGTTGATGTTCCGCTTCTTTTCTGGCCTTTTTTGCCGCCGCCGAGGCCTTTCCGGCAGCAGAACGTTGGTTGCGGGTAGAGTCGACCGCCAGTAGGTCACGCTCGATGCGCTCATGCACCCACTCGTTGCCGTTATCGTTGAAAAACTCGTTCAACGAAGCTTCAACGGCAGGCCAACGGTCGTTGGGAACCCGCGCAATCCGGGACAAGCGAGCCTTCGGTATTGGCTTGCCGGTCTGCCAATAGTTGAAAATCAGGAGAAGGTAGGCCCCGTGTTCCTCGGTACTGAGGTGCATCGTGTCGGCCAGATAGTCGGCAACGTAGAGCTGAATGTAGGGAAGAGCCGCCATTACGCTGCCCTCCATGCGGAAAGGGTTTTAGCCCCCTTTGATCGGTTACAGCGAATGCATGCCGTGATGAGGTTTTCATCGTCATGACCGCCACCCAGCGCAACTGGAACGACGTGATCACACTCCAGGCGAACACCCTTGGCGCCGCAGTATTGGCAGGTAAATCCGTCTCTCTCGAAAATACTCCGCCTGATCTTTCGCCAGACCTCAGCAGATGGCCTGGCCGACTGGGTCGGGCCGAACATGGGAGCAAGCGGCCAGGCATCCGCGAGGGCCACAAGGAGGCTCGGAAAGCCAGAGAACACCACGCCCGAAGCACAGAGCTCCTCGAACGCGGACATGAAAGCGTCGCCACAAAGGCCGCTCTCCCTCTCGACAGCTCGCCAATCTGGATAGCAATACCGGCGCGCCTCAGCCTGGCGGTGGGCGATTTCCGCCACACGATGGGCGTCCTCGCTCAGCATCTGGACCTTCGGGTCGTTGGCGAACTCCGCGTACATGCGGAACCATGCATTAGCCATGGCCAACCTCCGAGAGATTTACGGGGTTGTCGGAGATCGCAGCGCGGACCTTGCTCTCGGCCTCTTCCACGCTGAGGCCGAAGATGGCCACGCCCAGTTCTATGAGCATGTCGGTCGTAATGGGTGAGTCCCGCACGTCACACTCGAGCGGAACAAGTGGCTCAGGGAGTTGCATGGAAGGCCTCCTTCGGCCTGCGTAACGATGCCCGGAGATGCGCAAGGCACTCCCGGCGAGCTTTCTCTTTCGCGATATAGCTGTAGCTCTGCTTGATCTGCTGGGCGGCCTGCAGAGCCATCTGCTGGTGGAACTCGACGCTTCCCGCCGGAACTGGTACGGATCTACCAAGCCCGCTCAGCACGCAATCGAGTACCTCGGTGACCGGGCGAGCGTGCGGACCACGGAATTCTTCGCCGTCCGGCTGGCCAATCTGGAAGGACGGCACGGCTACCCCTGAACAAGGCGCGGCCGGCGCATCTGGTCGATCATCCGCAGCGCCTCATCGGTCGCCGCCCTGGATTCGGAGAGTTCCCGGTGGGCCTCCTGCAGTTCCTGGTCATCAGCGCCGTCGACGAGGTTGGCAACGGCCTGCTGCGCCTCACCGTTCTCCTTGATGAGCGTCCGGAGCATGCAGAGCACCTCCGGCCGCTGGCCGGCATCGCCGCCGATCAAGCGCACCGACACGCCCAGCGGCGTCAGGATGTCGCCCAGGGCCTGGACCTTCAGGTCAGTCGGCAGCGCGGCGAGGATGCTGGGTACGAAGTTCGCCGGCACCAGGTTGGTGTCCTTGGTGCCATCGTCGAGCCAGCGGAAAACGCGGTCGGCGTTGACCTTCATCCGCTCGGTTGTATCGCGCGTCGGCGGGTCGAAGACGATGCCGGTTACCAGCGCTCCCTGGATGCGCTCGTGCGCCTCCACGATGTGCTGTACGACGGTCTCTCGGCTCCACCCCTCTCGGCGGCGCCATTGGTTCACCACGCCGAGCAGCGTGGAAATCAGGGTGTGCGATTCGCTTCGCATGACGTGGCGGCTCCTGGCCAGTAAGGTGCGTTCAGGCAGCCGCACCCCATGGGAACGACGGGCACAGTTCGCTTCGGAGGACCCGACCAGCGGTGAGCGCCTCGATCTCAACTGCACGTTTCGCGGGGATTGGTCGAACGCCTGAACACCATTGACTTACGGTGGGCGCTCTCACATTGAGCTTTCGCGCCAACTCGGCCCGACTGCCCAACAGCTCGGCGGCCTGGCGCACTGCTTCTGCTGGAGTCATGTCTCTTCTCCGGGGAATGTTGGAGAAAAGAGTAAGGCATTAGCTAATTACAGGCAAGTCATTGCCTAACCACACCACAACTGACGTTAAATTAGGCAATGCTTACCGGACCCCAACTCGGCGCCGCTATTGAGGCCGCCAGACTCGCCAAAAACATGTCGAAAAAGGCTCTCGCAGAGCAGTTCGGCGTGAAGCCCCCTTCTGTTCAGGGGTGGATCAACACCGGCAGGATCGATAAAGCGAAACTGATCGAGTTGATATCGTTCTTCTCAGGCGTCGTTGGCGCAGACCACTGGGGGTTGAGCGAAAAGGAGGCGGAGCTCATTGTGCCGAGTAGCCAACCTCAGCATCCTGGCTCATCGGCCGCGGAAAAGGTGATGGAGATGCTCCAGCGCCACGGTAAAGGGCTGAGCGGGGAAGCTAAGGCGAAAATCGCACAGGCAGTAGCCGAGTCTCTCGATGGCGATCAATCGACGACATCGAACGTGATTCACGCTGACTTCAGCCGCACCACCCTGGTGAAAGGAAATACGATCTCGATCGCCCAGTACGACGTGCGCGCTGCCATGGGCGGTGGCCAGGTGCCGGCCGAGTACCGCGAGTTCGTCAGAAACCTGGTCGTCGACAGAGTCCAACTGGATGATCTCGGCCTGAAGTACACCGATCCGGCCAACCTCAAGATCATCACCGGGTGGGGCCAGAGCATGCTGGGCACCATCGAGGACAAGTCCCCGATCCTCGTCGACATGGGCATTACCGACTTCGTCGAGGAAGGCGTCTACGTCTTCACCTGGCTGCAGCACCTGTTCGTGAAACGGGTGCAGATCCACGATGCCGAGCACTACCTGCTGGTGTCGGACAACAAGTCCTTCGAGCCGCAGAAGGCCCGAATGGAAGACGTCCATTTCCAAGCCAAGGTACTGGGAGCCTGGAATTTCCGGAAACTCTAACCTGGCTATCTCGGGAAAAATGAAGCCAGAAAAGGCCGAGGCACGGCCTTTTCGTTTTCTCAGCTACCAGTCCAGCAGCTCGGGCATCACCCACTCCTTGCGAGCGGGATCCGCAGATACCTGGATCCATCCGTCCTCGATCTCACGCACGATTAAACGCTCACCAACCCCAGCTCTACGGGTGATCGCTGCAGCAACGTCCGGTGAATCACGCAACGGAGCTGCCGACTTAAGCGGAGCCGATTGCTGACCAATCTGCAGAACCATCTTGGCTCCCTTTGCCGAAGGATATGCTTCCAGCCTCGATTCGCTGGATTGCCTAGCGCTGTACCTGGAAAGGTTTCCAGTGCGAAGTTCGCGGTCCAGCACCTCGCAGGTGTCGTAAATTATCTGCCACTCTCGGCTTCCTTGCGCCCATCGCTCTAGATCCTTATGACATTGATCAATGGCAGCACGTGCCTGACTGCGAGCCATGCCTTCCGGCGTCGAACCTACATAAAAGCCATATCCAAGAAACAAAACCCCTCCCCCCAGGACAGCTATCGCTATTCCGCCCAATGGGCCGAGTCCCTTCTTGGTCGGTTTACCTGTGGCAGGCCCAGCGCTCAACATTGAACCACAGTGCTTGCATTTTACTGCTTCGGCTTTGATGAGCTCGGCGCAGAACGGGCATTTTCTCTCGTTGTATTCCATGGCACTTGGCCTCCATATCTAGCCTTCGATTCTACCCAAGGACTGCCCTGGCAGCACATTCCCGGCAGACGCAGCGCAAACTCTTCGCGATTCTCACATTCCCTCATGTAGACGCTGAACCACCATTTCCGGCTCCTGCACCAGTTCGATCCCATCGACCACTTCAACGCCCTCCTCGTCTCCCGCCTCCCAGGTGAGCGTAACCACTCCATCCTCCCTCAGCGACATCTCGAGTCCATCGGTTTCGGCCAACTCCTCCAGTACCTGCTGCCAGGCCTCTTCCGAATCCCCCTGCGCCTTCCAGATTGACGCCCGGCGCTCCGCCTGAGCCCGCGGGCTACTGATCATCGCGGATACTCGTAGACGAACCTTCTCCACCGGCGAGACCTGTCCTTTCCCTTGGTTGTTCTTCTTCTGCGCAGCCATGCCAACCTCCAAATACTGTTTTTTTATACAGTATTTTCTCCTGCAAGAACCTGCAAGCCCCGCCTCGCTCCCCCATAAATCGTTAGTGCGCAAAGCTAAAAAATTAGGCATTGGCTATTTACAAAAATTAGGCATTGGCTTACTTTTTCTTCAACGCCAGCACAACACCGCTGGCCAACAAGCCGGAGACTCGCCGGATAGCCAGGTAGGTGGCGAAACACCTCCCCCAGCCCCGTGGAGTAGGCCTTAGAAACTGCCTACCAACAGACAGGGACCGACTGGAGCCAAGCAGAAATGCGCCCATCCGCAGGTGGCGCGATCAGTAACAGCGGACCGCAACACCGATTTCTCAGATGCCCTTCGCCCTCCCGTGAGGGGCATCGAGGAAGTCAACACGCCCTGGAGGGCAAGACGATGAATGAAAAGGCCTTACTGGCTTTGCGTCAGTCTCTTCGAATCATTCGCAGGGAGAGCGACGTACACCGAGCGCGCATCGAGTACTACGAAACGGTCGGGATGTTGCGCGGATTGCACTACGGCGGAGCGATCGACTCCTGGCAGCTATTAGCTCTAACCGAGCTAGCAGGAAGCGCATACATCAACGCCGGTAAACCCTGGTAAGGAGACTGAAATGGCTCAATTCAACATCGATTCCCACCTGAGCGACGGCAAGAGCCTGCAATGGCTTGCCCTGCCGGACGCCGGTGAACAGCCTCTGGACGTTGAGGTGAAGGTTCGCCAGGCGGCAATGAAGAAGTTCGGACAGTCCGTCTTCTTCAATTGCTGGGAGCACGTAGTTGCAAGCAACGGCTACATCACCGTGCGGATGCATGCGTGATGTACCGATTCTTCAAGCCGATGCGGGGCTGCCGAATCTTCGCGAGCGAGCATCACATGACCAAGCCAGCAGGAGAGTTAATCGGTTGGTGCGAGAAAGTGGACGGGAATATCTGCATTTTCAAGCCTCCATGTTCGCTTGAGCTTGATCGCTTTATCTGGAGGCACAGGGACGGGTTAAACCCTTGGTATCACTACTCAGCATAAACCCATGCAACACCGATTTCTCAGATGCGCTTGGAGACAGGCGCATCGAGGAAATCCAACCACCCCGGTTCGCCGGGACTGCAGACCAGCCCCATCGCAATCTATCCGGAGATACCCGATGAAGCGAAACGCCAACCCGGCGGCGACCGTTGCTGCCTGGAATTCCGCATACCCCGCCGGCACCGAGGTCAACTACCGGTCTCATCGTCACGCCACGCCGAAGCGCACCCGTACGACAACCGAAGCCCAGGTTCTCGGCGGACACACTGCTGTCGTCTGGCTCGCTGGCGTGTCCGGTTGCGTTGCCCTTTCCCACTGCGAGCCGGCCTGAGCCCGCGCGCCCAGCATCCTGAACGGAGGCACACATGCTGATCCTCACCCGCCGAGTCGGCGAAACCCTGCATATCGGCGACAACATCACCATCACGGTCCTCGGCAGCCAAGGCGACCAGGTGCGCCTCGGCATCACCGCCCCGGACGACGTCGCCATCCACCGCTCCGAGATCTACCAGCAGATCGGCAACGTCCGACCGGTGCCGCCGGCGGAGCTGGTCGAGGCCTGGAACCGAGAGCACCCGGCGCCCGCGCTGATCGAGTACCGCCCGTACCGCGGGGCCGAACCGCAGCGCACCCGCACCCTCGGCCGGGCCAGCGTGTCGCTTGGCGGGGCGGCGGTTATCTGGATCGAAGGCCAGTCGGCGCCGGTGGCGTTGCGAGCCTGCACCGCGATCTCCTGACTTCGGCGCCTGGCCCATTGCCGGGCGTTTAACCCACGGCGAGCGCCCGCCGGTCCAACGGCGCGCACAACGGAGGACCTCACCATGTAGCCCAGCCTCAATCGGCAGATCGCCAACATGCGGTCGAGCCTGTACCCAACCGCTTTCACATAAGGCGGTGCATGTAAGTGGAGACAGGGCGCTTGGCGGCGCCCTTCTCTTTCCTGCTCCTGGCTCGGCCAGGGCGCAGCGGGGAGTGATTTGAGGCGTGGAAGCTGGGAGCCGAAAGCTCCCTGGAGACACGCGGGAAGCGCGGGAACAAGCGCGCACGTGGGCGGCCAATGGCCGATGAAGTTCCGGGCATCAGCACAGTCACCGCAACAGCGGCAAACACCCGAGAAGCGCACTGATGCCAGCGCCGGAGTCGCGACCGGCCAGATCACTCCCCGCTGCGCATGCAGCGTTCCCCCTCTTCGCCCGGCTCCGGCCGGGCTTTTTTCAACCTCCATTCGAGAGCACCCACCACGGCGCCCCACCGGGCACGACTGCCGTGTGCCTGGGTGCTGCCGAATGCAGGTGAACCACGGAGAGCATCCCGATGTGGACATACCGCGAGCGCCGCAACCGCGCAGCTTTCAGCAACGCCCAGCACGCCTGGGACTTCGCCAGAGACCCGCTCTGGGACCAGCCGGAGCCGGAACCGGAGCCCGAGGACGAAGAGCAGGAGGCCGACGATGGCCTGGGCGAATGAGCGCGCCGAGGGCGTGATCGAGGAAGCGATCGTCGCTATGCGTCGGTCGGTGATCCCGCGCCACGACCAGTTGGTATGGCGCGGCCAGATCGAGATGGCCTACACGCTGGACGCCATCGGCACCCGGCAATACGACGACATGCGCCGCCGGCTCGACGCCGCAGCGGATGCGAGACAGCAAGAACTGAGGAGCATCGACCTATGACCACCCGCCCCGTTCGCTCAATCATCGACGACCAGCTCGACGACCTGGTGATGCCGGCCGGCGCCGACATCGCCGCAGTGCTCGGTCTGCCGCGCGAGACCCTGGTGGTGAACCTGCCGCGTCGCATGGCGCTGACCATCAAGCGCGGCCGGAAGTGCCTGGGGGTGCGCCGTGAATGCCAAGCGTAAAGCCACCCTCCTCGGCGCCCTGGCCATGACCGCCTTCTACATCCTGCTCATCTTCGCCCCTGCCTGGGGCGGCCTGATCACCGCCGAACAACCAGCCACGGCACCCATCGCCGGGAAGTGAGAACCCCATGACCACCATCCCTGCCGGCCTGTGCCAATGCGGGTGCGGCGCTGCTACGCGCGTCGCTCCGGTGAACGATCGGTCGAAAGGCTGGGTGAAAGGCCAGCCGGTCGCCTACGTGAAGGGCCACCACCTGCGCGGTGACAAATCCGGCGAGCGCTCTCCCCGCTGGGCAGGCGGCCGCCACCTGAGCAGCCATGGCTACGTCGTGCTCTGGACACCGGCCGGCCGCAAGTATGAGCACGTGCTGATCGCTGAGCAGGCTCTCGGCCGGGAGCTGAAGCACGTGCGGCGCGGACACCCACTGAACGAAGTGGTGCACCACATCAACGGCGTGAAGACCGACAACCGTCGGGAGAACCTGCTGATCTGCACCCATGAGTACCACGTGGCGCTCCACCACAGGCTCCAGGCTTCGCCGGATTGGCCTGAGTTTCCGCCGGTGGCGCGGCCTGGCTTCGGAGGTACGAGCACATGACCGTCTACACCGTGCGCGCCTCGTCCTGGGGCGCCCTTTTCGACTGCGGGTACCGCTGGGAGGGCGTACACCTCCTGAAGATGCGCAGCGCATCATCCCCCCGGGCGCTGCTCGGTACCGCGATCCACGCCAGCACTGCCGCGTTCGATGCGGCACGGGTCAACGGCGAGCCGATCAGCGCCTACGACGCCTCGGAACTGCTGATGCACACGCTGCAACAGCCGGAGTTCGAGGTCGACTGGCGCGGCTCCGACATCAGCCCGCGCGAAGCCGAGTCCACCGGACTGACGCTGCACACGAAGTACTGCAACGACATCAGCCCGCGCTACGACTTCGTCGCCGTCGAGTTGACGACCAAGCCGATGGAGATCGACTGCGGTGGCGGGATCATCGTCCGCCTGACCGGCCAGCTCGACCGCGCCCGCATCAAGCGCGATAGCCACGGCGTCGGCATCGCAGACGTGAAGACCGGCGGCGCCGCGGTGAGCCAGGGCGTGGCCAAGACCAAGGGCCACAAAGCCCAGATCGGCACCTACGAACTGCTCTACGAGCACACCACCGGCGATGCGATCACCGCGCCGGCCGAGATCATCGGCCTGAAGACCAAGGGCAAGCCCGAGGCGGCCGTCGGCGAGATCGTCGGCGCGCGCCAGGTGATGGTCGGCACCGACGAGCATCCCGGCCTGATCAAGTTCGCCGCCGACATGTTCCGCTCCGGCCTGTTCCCCCCAAACCCGCAAAGCCCGCTGTGCAGCCCGAAGTACTGTCCGCGCTGGCGGACCTGCCCTTACCACGAATGACCGGAGACACCATGAGCCAGACAACCACCCTCGAAACCCTGCAGACGCAAGCCGTGGCTCCGCGTCAGCGCGACAAGGCACCTGTCGCTATGTCGTTCTTCAACATGGACGGCTTCGAGCTGATGCAGCGCATCGCCAAGGCCTTCAGCCAGGCTGACCTGGTGCCCAAGCAGTACCAGGGCAACCTGCCCAACTGCATGATTGCGCTGGACATGGCCCAGCGCATGGGCGCGAACCCGCTAATGGTCATGCAGAACCTCTACATCGTGCATGGCACCCCGGGCTGGTCGAGTAAGTTTCTGATCGCGACGGTGAACACCTGCGGCCGCTTCTCCTCAATGCGCTACGAGTGGAAAGGCGAGCCGGGCAGTTCCGACTACGGCTGCCGAGCTTGGGCGATTGAGAAGTCCACTGGCGAACGCCTCGATGGCATCTGGGTCACCTGGAAAATGGTGAACGACGAAGGCTGGGCAGCGAAGAACGGCAGCAAGTGGAAGACGATGCCCGACCAGATGTTCATCTACCGCGCCGCCGCATTCTGGCAGCGTGCCTATGCCCCGGATCTCGGCATGGGCCTGCAGACCGCTGAAGAGCTGCAGGACGTCATCGATGCCAAACGCGACGCCGACGGCTCGTTCACGGTCGACCTCGACGTGCTGCGGCGCCAGCAGGAGGTCACCGACAAGGCGCCGGGCGCGGGCCAGCAGGCTCTGGAACACGAACCCGGAGAAGTGATCGACACCGTCAGTGGCGAGATCACCAAGTCGGCTCAGCGCCAGCCCGCCGATCAGCAGCCGGACACCGGCACCGACGAGCTCAATCTCGAGTAACCGGCCATGCCCAGCCTCACTGTCCTTGAGCGGTACGGCCAGGTCGGGGAGTTCGCCGCGCTACTCGGCGCGGCTGAGCTCAACGCCGCTACGGACTGGGATGAGAAGTTCCTGGCCGACCTCCGCAGCAACTTCCAGCGCTACGGCGCCCACACCTACCTCAGCGACGCCCAACTCGAGCAGTTGGAGCGGATTGCCAACGAATAGGAGCTCCACCGGATGAAAGCCGAACACCGCGAGATCATCGACCGCGCCAAACTACACGGTTACTACCCAAGCACTATCGCGCACGAGTTGCTGGAGCGCGACCTGGTCAACACGGTGGTCACCGAACTGCGCAGTGTCCGTGTGCCCTTCCACCTGCTGAAGGAAGACGAGCAGCAGGAAGTGATCGATCGCATAGCGGAAAGCGTGAGCGAAGTGACCAGGGTGGCCATCAGCATCATTGCTTCCCGCGGCGCAGTCTCCGTTCCAGTCGAGATGAAAGCGATCAAGGTCGAAGCCAAGACCATGACGATCACGGCGAAGGTAGACGGCGCAGAGCCGAACAAGCACGAATTGACCGACGCCGCCGGCAAGTTGTGCTTGCTGGTAATGGCACCGAGCGATTACGACGAGGGGTTGGACGACGTCCGTCCCGACCGCGACCAGCACGAAATGCCGCTGCACGCTGGCAACGTCGCAGAGGGGCTGCTGGGCGATGGCAGTGAAGATCAGTTGTACCTCGAGGCTGTCGCACATGTCCGCGACACCCGCCAGGCAACCATCAGTTCCATCCAGAGGCACCTGAAGATCGGCTACAACCGTGCCGCGCGCATCGTTGAAGCGATGGAGGCGGCCGGGGTCGTATCGGCACCGAACTCCAACGGCGAGCGCGAGGTGATCCTGCAATCGCCGCCGGAACCGGAAAAAGACCTGCTGAGCAGCGCCGCCGAGCCCGGCGACACAACCTACGGCGGCCACACCATCGACGACATCACTGTCCTGGTGCTGCGTAAGGACCAGATCACCCCCGGCTGGCTGCAGTCCCGCTTCGCGCTGAGCACCGACGAGTCGCTGGCCGTGGCCCTGAAGCTGCTCGACGACGGCGTGATCACGCTGGACGCCGAGGGCGAAACACCAGACCTCAACACCTACCGCGTGACCGTTGCCGAGAAGGCCCCGGCCGAAGCGCCCATCACCCTGGAGTGAGTCATGCGCATCACGAAACTCGAAATCACCAACTTCCAAGGGCTGCGTCATGCGGCCCTTGATGTTTCTGCGCCGGTGCTCCTGGTGGCCGGCCACAACGGCGCCGGCAAGAGTTCGCTGCTCGACGCCATCAGCCACGCCTTCACCGGCAAGCCCGGCCGCGTTGCGCAGAAGCAGCATATCGGCCAACTGATCACCGAGGGCGCCAAGAAGGGCGAGGCCCGTGTCGAGTGGCTGGACGAATCCGGCGAGGTGCAGGCCTGCGGCGTCGCGCTGCCCAGCGGCAAGGGTTCGCCCCTCGCCGACTCGCCGTTCCTGCCGTTCGTGCTCGACGCCAGCCGCTTCGCCGCTCTGGACACAAAAGATCGCCACCGGGTGCTGTTCGACCTGACCGGCGCCAGCGCCAGCCCGGCCGAGGTCGGCAAGCGGCTGGAAGCCAAAGGCCTGGACCTGGCGCTCTTCGAAAAGGTGAAACCCCTGCTCCGCTCCGGGTTCCCGGCAGCCGCCGAGCAGGCCAAGGCCTACGCCAGCGAAGCGCGCGGCGCTTGGAAAGCGGTCACCGGCGAGAACTACGGCAGCGACAAGGCGAACGGGTGGGAGCCGGAGGCGCCGCCAGCCATCGTCAGCGAGGAGGAACTGGAATCGGCGCGCGCGGAACTGCAAGCCACCGCCCAGGACCTGGACGAGGCCCAGCAGACCCTGGGCTCCAGCAAGCGCGCCCACGCCGACGCCCAGGCGCGGGCCAGCCGCATCACCGCTCTGCGCGAAACCGCAGCGCTGGCCGACCGGCGGCGCAACAAGCTGGCCACCGACGAGGCCAATCAGGACGAATGGTCGGAGAAGGTCATGGCGGCCGAGGCCGCCGCCAGCGGAGAGCCCGCCCACCAGCCGCTGACCTGCCCTCATTGCCAGGGCGCCGTGGACCTGCAGGCCGGCCAGTTGGTCCCGCACCAGCCGCCGGCGAAGGTTGCCGATCCCGAGGCGGCGAAACGCCTGGAGGAGTACCGCGGGTATCTTGCCAGCGCTCAGCGGGCCGTCGCCAACAGCCGGCGGGACCTGAAGGAGAGCGAAGACGCCGCCGCGCAGGCCGCCGCCCTGGAAGCCGAAACCGCCCAGGCGCCCAGCGCCGAGGCGATCGCCAACGGCGAACAAGCGATCAACGAACTGCGCCAGGCGCGTGACCGGCAGCAGGCCAAGGTGCAGTCGCTGCAGGAAGCGTTCAATGCTGCCGCCCAGCGCCAGGACGTCATCAAGCAGGCCGCCGGATTCCACGCCGAGGTCTGCGCCTGGAGCGCCCTGGCCGATGCCCTATCGCCCGCGGGCATCCCAGCGGAGATCCTGGCCGATGCGATCGGACCGGTGAACGAGCTGCTGCAGCGCCTATCCGGCACCGCCGGCTGGTCGCCGGTACAGATCAGCGCCGACATCGATGTCACGTTCGGCGGTCGACTGTACGGCCTGCTGTCCGAGTCCGAACGCTGGCGGTGCGACGCGACGCTGGCCCTGACCATCGCGACGATCTCCGGCCTGCGCTTGGCGCTGCTGGATCGCCTCGATGTGTTGGACCTGCCGAGCCGCAACCAGGCCATCGCACTGATGCGCGCCATGACCTCCGACCGCGAGATCGACTCGGTGGTCGTCGCCGGCACGCTCAAGGAACCGATGGCGAAGACGCCGGAATGGCTGCAGGCGGTCTGGATCGACGCCGGGCAACTCACCGATCAGCAGCACCAGGCTGCGGCCTGACCCTCGATACAGCGCCCCACCCGGGGCGCGCTTTCTCTCCAAGCACGCACCGGACGCCGCCCTGTGGGCGATTCAACCATGCCTCGTGGGCCGCCCGCGTCAGGCAGGGCGGCGTCCAGTGCCTGTTCACCGAGTACTGACGATGCCTGATCACCTTCCCTACACCATCCATGTGGGCGACTGCCTGCAGGAACTGCAGACTCTTCCGGACGAGTCAGTCCACTGCTGCATCACTAGCCCGCCCTACTTCGGCCTGCGCGACTACGGCGTCGACGGGCAGATCGGCCTGGAGCAGACGCCTACCGAGTTCGTGGCACGCCTCGTCGACGTCTTCCGCGAAGTCCGCCGCGTGCTGCGCGATGACGGCACCCTCTGGGTCAACATGGGCGACAGCTATGCCAGCGGCGGCCGAGGTGGTGGCGGCCGGTTCATGGCCCAGCGTGGTGACGGCGCCTGGAAAGGACGTGGCGAAGCCACTGGCTGGCGATCTGCACCGCAAGGCCTCAAGCACAAGGACTTGATCGGCATCCCATGGCGTCTCGCCTTCGCCCTGCAAGATGACGGCTGGTATCTTCGCCAGGACATCATCTGGCACAAGCCGAACCCGATGCCGGAGAGCGTGCGCGACCGCTGCACAAAGGCGCACGAGTACCTGTTCCTGCTCAGCAAGTCGCCTCGGTACCACTTCGACCAAGATGCCATCGCCGAACCCCTGGCGCCGGCATCGGTTGCCCGGCTGGCTCAGGGCGGGTGGGATGACCAGCACGGTTCGGACAGGGTTCCGGGAAAGACCAACGGTGCGATGAAGGCCGTCGGCGGCAGACGGAGCAAGCGCAACAGCTTCGCACGCGAAACCAAGAGCAGCGCCGGCACCCACGGGCAGAAGGCACAGCACCGGCCCGACCGCCCCGACATCGACTACAGCGCCACGCGGAACAAGCGCAGCGTCTGGACGGTGCCCACCGCCGGTTTCAAGGGCGCGCATTTCGCCACATTCCCGCCCGACCTGATCCGACCATGCGTTCTCGCCGGCGCGCCGCGCGGAGGCCTGGTCCTTGATCCCTTCGGCGGCGCCGGCACCACCGCCCTTGTTGCCATGCAGGAAGGTCGCCGGTCGGTACTCCTCGAACTCAACCCTGAATACGCGTCCATCGCCCGCCACCGCCTGGCCGCTGCCTGGCTGGAGGGTGCCGCGCAGATGGACATCTTCCACGACACCAAGGAGCCCGCCGCATGAACATCTACCGCCATACCTTCGTTGCCGAGTGTCCAGCGGATGGTGAGCAGATCATCTACAGGCTGGAGATCCACTCGCCCGCGATGATCCGCGTCGAGCACATCCGCACCGCCACCGCACTGATCAACTGCGGTTTCCACGAAGTGATTGCTGACCAGTTACACGAACGCTTTGGCGGCGAGCAGCGGATCACGGCCGTTCACCAGGGCGTGGAGATCGAAACCGTGAGGTTGCCGGCGTGATGATCCACTACCACGGCACCCCAATCGGTGGCACTCGCCAGGACGCCGCGCGTTTCCTCGCTGGGCGGCATGCATTGGTCCCGTTTCCGCGCCAAGACGACGTCGCCATCGTTGCCGAGGTCTGCCAGAGCTTCTGCTTCGACAACGGCGCGTTCTCGGTCTGGAAAAAGGGCGGAACGCTCGACGTCGAGAGCTATCTCCGGTGGGTCGACGACTGGCGTCGACACCCAGGCTTCGACTGGGCGCTGATTCCTGACGTGATTGACGGAGACGAAGCCGACAACGACCGGCTGCTCGAGCAGTGGCCTGAGCATTTGCCGGGCGTCCCGGTCTGGCATCTGCACGAATCCCTGGAGCGCCTGCAGCGACTGGCCAGCGCCTGGCGGACGGTTGCCCTCGGCAGTTCCGGCCAATGGGCTACGCCCGGCACGGCGCCCTGGTGGAAGCGCATCAGCGCAGCCATGAACTCCATCTGCGATGCCCGCGGGCGGCCGACCTGCAGGCTCCACGGCCTGCGGATGCTCGACCCGAAGATTTTCGGCCGCCTGCCGTTCGCGAGCGCGGACAGCACGAATGCTGCAGTCAACGGCGGCAGTGTCAGCAGGTTCGGCATTTATCCCCCGCCGACTGCTGGCCAACGCGCCGCAGTGATTGCCGATCGCATCGAAACCCACAACTCAGCACCGGTCTGGACGCACAGCGGCCAGGCCGAACTCTCGCTTTGAAGGAACCCGCCGCATGACTTCCCTCAAGAAGCCCTCCCCGCTCGACTTCAAAACCCAGTACGGCCTGGCCCTAGACGACACCGACGACGCGATCATCGTCGACCTGTTCGCCGGCGGTGGCGGTGCCAGCACCGGTCTGGAAATGGGCCTGGGCCGCAAGGTCGACCTGGCCATCAACCACAACCCGGCGGCGATCAGCATGCACGAGGCCAACCACCCGCACGCCGAGCATCTGCCGACCGATGTCTGGGGTATCGACCCCATCGCGAGCACGAAGGGCGCCACCGTGGGCTGGCTGCACGCCTCACCGGACTGTCGGCACCACAGCCAAGCCGCCGGCGGCCAGCCTCGCAAGAAAGAGATCCGCGACCTGTCCTGGGTTGTTGTGAAGTGGGCCGGCAAGCTGCAGAAGCTCGGCCGCGGGCCCTGGGTGATCAGCCTCGAGAACGTGAAACAGATCCTGCAATGGGGCCCGCTGATCGCGAAGCGCGACAAGTCGACCGGCCGCGTCGTGCGTCTCGACGGCACAGTGGCCGAGCCAGGGGAGCGGGTACCGCGGCACGAGCAGTTCCTGGTGCCCGATCCGAAGCGCAAGGGCCGCACCTGGCGTCAGTTCCTGCGCGCCCTGGAAGGCTTCGGCTACCACGTCGACTATTGGGTCGAGCGCAACTGCGACTACGGCGACCCGACCACCCGCCAGCGCCTGTACCTGGTGGCCACCGACGGTGGTTTCGAGCCTGTGGCGGCGGAGAAGACCCATGCCGCGAAGCCCGGCAAGGGGCTGAAACCGTACCGCACGGCCGCCGAGTGCATCGACTGGAGCGACCTGGGCCAGTCCATCCGCAACCGGAAGCGCCCGCTGGCCGAGGCGACGATGCGTCGGATCGCAAAGGGCATCGAGAAGGAGGTGCTTCAGCGCGCCCAACCTTTCATCGTTCCCATTGCGAACTGGTCGCGCGAAGCGGTCCACCCCGTTGACCAGCCGCTGAACACCGTCACGGCCTGGCCGAAGGGCGGCGCGTTCTCCGTTGCAACGCCGACGCTGATCCAAGTCGGCTACGGCGAGCGCGACGGGCAGGCACCGCGCGTCCTTGAACTGGATGAACCGCTCGGCACCGTGGTCGCCGGCGGGATCAAGCACGCCGTAGCAGCCGCCCACCTGGTCAAGTTCCGCTTCGACGCCACCGGCGCACCGGTCGACCAGCCGATGCCAACGATCACCAGCGGCGGCGAGTGCAAGCGCCCGGCCGGCGCGGCGCACGCCTTGGGCCTGGCCAGCGCTGTCCTGGTCGGCGCCGGCGGCCCGAGCTACAGCGGCAAGCCTGCGTCGGTTGACCAGCCACTGGGAACCGTTGTCACCGAGAACCACCGCGCCATCGCCACCGCCTTCCTCGCCCAGATGAACGGCGGCTACAACACGACCTTCAGCCGGCCGGCCGACGCGCCGATGAGCACGGTCACGAACAGCGGCAGCCAGCAGCAGTTGGTCACCGCTCACTTGCTGCACCTGCGCGGTAACTGCGACGCGCGCGCCGCCGACGAACCGCTGCACACAGTCAGCGCAGGTGGGCAGCACCACGGCCTGGTCAGCGCCCTGCTGGTGACGAATACCACCGGCCACAGCAGCACGCCGGCGGACCAGCCGGCGCCTACCGTGGCAACCGGCGGTCACCACATGTTGGTCACGCCGGAAATGATCGCCGGCAGCCTCACACCCGAGCAGTTGGACGGCGCCGTGTGGGTGGCGGCGTTCCTAATGAAGTACCACGGCATGGGCGAGAACATCCGTCCGCTGGACGAGCCGGTCAGCACCGTGACCACCAAGGACCGGCTGGCCCTGGTCACCGTGTGGATCAGCGGCAGCCCCTACGTGATCGTCGACATCCGCCTGCGCATGCTCAAACCGCGTGAGTTGTACCGCGCCCAGGGCTTCCCCGACAGCTACATCATCGAGCGGGGCCACAACGGGCAGCGGTTCACTCTGTCTCAGCAGGTCCACATGTGCGGCAACAGCGTGAGCCCGAACACGATGGCCGCGTACGCCCGGGCGAACGACCCATGGAAGCGGCGGCTACGCCCGAGTCCGCAGCAGGTGGCGGCATGAACACTGAGCAGTTCATTCGGGAGTCCGCCGCGCGCGGGCTTTCCCGCCGCGCCACCCGGCTGGCCCTGGGCATCGGCCCCTGGGTGTTCCGGGAGCTGCTGACCCTGATGCCGGAGATCACCTGGCCGGCACGCGGATGCTCAGCCGACCACCAGCGTGCGAACGAGCAGAAGCGCGGACGCTGCACACCGGCGCAGGCCGCAGCACTGGAGCGCGCACACGAACGCTGGAGCGAGAGCAGACGCTTCACCGTCGAAGGCGTGACCGGGACCATCGCCGAGTTGGTGGAGCACTTCCAGAGCCCGGTCCACGCAACGACCGTCCGCCGCCGCGTCGCCGCCGGCATGAGCCTGCGCGACGCACTTCTCTCCCCGCGCCAGCAGCCCAAGCCCGGGCGCCGGCATCCCTGGAACCGCTCACAGCAGCAGGTGCAGCCATGAAAGAACGTCCGATCCTATTCAGCGGGCCGATGGTTCGAGCCATCCTGGAAGGCCGGAAGACGGTCACCCGGCGCATCGCAAAGCCCGTCAAGCATCCTGATCTAGGAAACATCTACGCCCCGGGCGCCTTGGTGCTGGAGCACGAGCCTCAGCATGTTGTCGACCGAGCATGCCCCTACGGCCAGCCCGGCGATCGGTTGTGGGTGCGCGAGACGTGGACTGACGTGAACATGTGCGGCGCACCGGCGCTGGCATATCGGGCGGACGAGGATATCCGCGATCTTATGGAGGAGCCGGGCTTTCTGGATGATCGCGGAGCCTTCAACTACGACGACCCGCGCGTCAAGCCATATCCATTCGCCTGCTGGTACGCCGAACTTGATCAGGCGCGCTGGCGGCCGAGCATCCATATGCCGCGTTGGGCCTCTCGCATCCTGCTGGAGATCACCTCCGTGCGCGTCGAGCGCTTGCAGGACATTAGCGAAGAGCAGGCTATTGCTGAGGGACCTCCTGGCCTGGCCTTCCCTGCTCCCCCTGGTTCGCACTGGGTCACTGAAGACGGGCGGCGGCGCGCGTTCATGCGCCTTTGGGATGACGTCAACGGCGCCGGCGCCTGGGACGCCAACCCCTGGGTCTGGGTCGTCGAGTTCAAGCGGGTGACGCCATGAGCGCCATCATCAGCGAATGCGGCCAGTACCGTTACCTTCTGACTCGCCCTGGCGACTGCCTGGCCGACAAGGGCACAGCGGTTTTCCTAATGCTCAATCCGAGCACCGCCGATGCCGCGCTCGACGATCCAGCGATCCGGCGCTGCCGCAACTTCGCCTCGGCCTGGGGCTGCAACGGGATCGCCGTCGTCAATCTGTACGCCTTACGCGCGACGAACCCTGCCGACCTCTGGAAGCACGACGACCCAATAGGCCCAGACAACGACTGGCACCTGCGCGCGATCGCCCGAGAGTACACCGACATCGTGTGCGCCTGGGGCGCCAATGCGAAGCCCGAGCGAGTAGAAGCCGTAACCAGCATCCTGACCGCCGCCGGCGGGCGCCTCTGGTGTCTTGGCACGACGAAGGATGGCCACCCGCGCCACCCTCTGTACGTGCGTGAAAATCAGGCGCTCCTGCCTTGGGCGCCGAGGGTAACGCCATGTCACGGGGCGTATCTGGATACCTCTAGTGATCTGCGCCCGCGCTGACAAATGCGGATAGCCACAGACAGCAGCCCCCTGCAACGAGCGGTAACCAGAACACCAGAATCAAGACTTCCTCGCTGAACAGTTCCCTGATGAAGCTCTTTAGGGTGTATTCGGTAGTCACGACCTGAAAGAGCGCAAGGACAGAAACTGCAAGGAAGACTGCAATTCCGATCAGGCCAATCACCTTAAGCGTCTTTACCACTAGTTGTCGCTGCGCCTGCTTCATCGATTCATCCCTGAGCAAAAAATCGAGCCTACCCCACTCCATGCCATTGCGCCACTACGGCGCAAGGATGCCCCTATACCTATCGGTCAGCCGCTGGACTACGGCGCCGGAGCAACCGGAGACACCACCATGTCCTCTACCCAACACCAACTGATCGAGCAGTGCGCTACCCGCCTGCGCGGCATCGTCGAAGCCCTGGACAACATCCACGACACCAGCCCGCAGCGCTGGTCGACGGACCTCGACGACGTTCATTCCTCGGCCGAGAGCCTGCTGGCCATGATCAAGGACCAGGCGCCGCCGTCCGAAGACCAGTTGATCGCCGCAGGCCTCAGCTACCCGCTCGCCAAGGAAGATGCCGTGAAGCTCTGGTACGCCGGCTTCAGGTCCGAAGTGGTCACTGTGCTCGAGGCCTGGGAGGCTATCGGCCATGACACCGGAATAAACCCTGACAAGGAAGAGTTGCTGGAGTCTCTACGCAACATGGCGGCGATTTGCAATGCGCACGGCAATGACATGCCTGCCCAGTCGGCGATCGACCAGCGTCAGGTCATCGCAGACGCCATCACCGGCGCGCTAGCCTTCGGCGCCCAGGCCAGCCAGCCGCCGGCGGCGGATCACTGGCTTCGTCCGTTCTACGACATCGGCCGCGCCGAGGGACAACGCACCCAGGACCTGGCAATGCTGGTGCGCATGCTGGCCAGTTCCCTGAAGCGGCATGCCCCGGAAAGCAACCTGGTGGCGCGCGCCACCAACTACCTGGCCGCCAAGGGCCTGGCCGGCACGCCGCTTCGTGACCCGCCGGCACCGGTAGAGCAGGCAGGCGGGGATGAGCGCGTGATTGGCTGGCGTGAACGAATTCTGGCGGCGCATCCCAACAGCGATCCTGGCTTCTGGCCGGACGCACTACTGGTTGAGCACATGGCGGCAGAGATTGCAGACCTGCGAGCCGCCCTGGCCAGGGTCGCTGAGCTTGAGAAGCAGGAGCCGGTGGCGACCGTTGCTAAGGTGCCGGGTGAAGACTGGAACAGCCTTGATTTCCATCGCGAACTGCAAGACATGCATCCGGGCACGAAGCTCTACGCAGCTCCGGTCGCCCAGGCTCAACCCGAGGAAACGCCCGGAGAAATACTCGCCGCCAAACTGATCGAAACATGGGTGACGAAACATGGAAAGCCGGCCCCATGGTCAACAGCTGTAGAGATCACAGCGCTTGCGACCAACATGCCCAACGACGAGCGAGACCGACTGCTTGCACTGGACGATGACGTGGACGCCCAGGCTCAGCACAGCGTGCCGGGAAATGCTGCCGCTCTGGTACGGGCCGAAGGAAAGAAATACTCGCTCAACGCTGCCGGCATGCTTGACTCCGGCGCCCCGGAACACGCCCAGACCTTTGCCATCGTTCAGTTGCTGTCCGAGTTCGATGACGAAGAAGCGGAAAGCCACTGGGAAGCGATCATGGCCTATTCCGATTTTCGCACCAGTGACGCTCTGTTCCATGCAGCCGAGCTGCTCGCCGCCGCGCCCGGCAAATCGGTGCCGCAAGCATGGCTCGACGTTCAGGCAGAGCGCCGGCGGCAGATCGAGGCAGAGGGCTGGACGCCGGAGCACGACGATGCGCACAGCCACGGCCAGATGGCCCGCGCCGCCGCCTGCTACGCCCTGGCCGGCTCCAGCGCTCCGAACGATGGAACCGCTGCCCTGCTGGTGTCGCTGGCATGGCCCTGGGATGAACAGTGGTGGAAGCCGAGCACTGCTCGACGCGATATGGTCAAGGCCTGTGCCCTGGCGCTGGCTGAGATCGAGCGCCTTGACCGGGCAGCGGCGAGTCAGGGAGGGCCAAGCGATGCGTAGAGCGTTGACCGCCCTCGGCATCATCGCTGCCCTCGGCCTGGCCGTGGTAGGGCTGGTGGAGATATTCCCGATCATCCGCACGCTGGCGGCCTGGCAGACGGGGTGCTTCGGATGAAGCAGAAACCAGGCATCGCCCTTCCCCGCTGGCTCCTGCGGACCACAACGATGCAGATGCACAGCGTCGACGTGGTACTGGTCATGGCCCTAGTGCTCCAGCACCACGGCACGGCCGACGCGGTTCGCCGCGCCGCCGGTCAGCTTCGCGACAGAGTGTGTGCCGAGCACCGGCCCAAGATGACCGCGCTCATGCGCATGCAAGACGACGCGGCGGCGCTGCAAGTGGCGCTCAACATCGTCCAACGCGCCACCGACGCCCTGGGCATCCTGCCGGGAGCGCCGTTTCCGGCCAGACCTTCGCCCAGCGAAAGCCCACCGGATCAGGGGCACATGCCCGCCAAGGCTGGTCCCGTCACCGGTGAGCCGGTGCATCCTACCTGAAATCATCCATGCCGCGGCCCAACGGAAAGGGCCGCTATTTCATGAGGGAACAGCGATGTCCCTTTCCGAGTTTCTATCCCCTGACGAAATCACTGAATTAGTTGGAAAGAAGGTCGTGAGCAAACAGATCGAGTGGCTCGAAAATCACCATTGGAACTATGAAACCAACGCAGCTGGCCGTCCCATAGTCGGACGGGTGTATGCACGGTTGCGTCTGGCAGGCGTTCATCCCACAAGCACCACAGTTTCCGACCCCACCTGGTCGCTCGACCTGTCGAACGTGTCCTGATATGCGGCCGAAGTCTACGAACCGAGACATGCCGCCCCGCATGTTGAAGCGTGTCCGAAAATTGAAATCGGGGAAAGTCTGGATCGGCTACTACTACAACGGCCGAGACGAGGAGGGAAATCGAAAGGAGATTCCGCTGGGTAGCGACCTGAACGAGGCGCGCGCCGAATGGGCTCGCCTCGAGCGGACGACAACGCCGAAGATCGTGCGCTACATGAAAGAACTGTTCGATCGCTACGAGCGCGAGATCGTCCCGACGAAGGCGCCGCGTACCCAATCGGACAATCAAGCCGAACTGAGGCAACTACGGAAAGCCTTTGATAGCGCGCCGATCACGGCAATTACTCCTCAGGTGGTCGCCCAGTACCGCGATGCCAGGACGGCGAAAACTCGTGGAAACCGGGAGATAGCACTACTCTCGCATGTCTTCACGCTCGCGAGGGAATGGGGCTACATCGATGGCGAAAACCCCTGCGCCCGGGTGCGACGGAACAAGGAGAAGGCCAGGGACTACTATGCCTCCGACGATGTCTGGGAAGCGGTCTACGCTCATGCCTGCCAGGAGCTTCGAGACGCGATGGATCTAGCCTATCTCACCGGCCAGCGACCTGCGGACACGCTGAAAGTCTCAACAGGCGATCTGGCAGGCGAGTTCCTGCTGGTTGCCCAGGGCAAGACAGGAAAGAAGCTCAGGATTCGCTTGCTCGATGGCGAACAGCCAACAGGGCTGGGCGTGTTCATCGACGGCCTGTTCGAGCGCCGGAAACTGGCCGGCATTACCAGTTCGCGCCTCATCACGAACCCATCAGGCCTCCGCATGAGCTACGCCATGATGCGAAATCGCTGGGACGAGGCGCGAGCAGAAGCCGCCGCCCAAGCAATGGCCGCCCGAGACGAGCCGCTTGCTGAACGAATCAAGCAGTTCCGCTTCAGCGATATTCGCCCCAAGGCAGCCAGCGAAATCGAGAACCTGGCCGACGCAAGCAAGCTGCTTGGCCACACAAAGGAACAGATCACGAAGAACGTTTACCGACGCGTCGGCGAGGTGGTAAGCCCGACGAAGTGAGGAGGAGTTGCGGAAATGATCGGAGAATTGCGGAAATGATCCGCTTTCCTGGGCAAGAAAAAAGCCCCGTAACTCGTTGAGCTACGGGGCTTTCCTGTTGGAGGCTGAGGTCGGAATCGAACCGGCGTTCACGGATTTGCAATCCGGTGCATAACCACTCTGCTACTCAGCCTTTGAGCGAAGCGACATGCGTTTGGCATATCGCTGAAATTTCTTTCCTGGCGCGATTTTGAACTTATAACCCTTTGATTTCAAAAGATTTTTAGCTCACCCATCGCTGGAATGGACGCAATTATGGACGGATTCGCCGAGCTTGGCAAGCGCTCTACGAAAAAAACTTTGCAGATCAGGCTATTGCGTAGCACAAGCCGGGAGAAACGGGCCCAGACGTCCGCGAAATGGGCCCGCAGCGACCGGCAACCGAGGAGCGCGCCAGGATCCGACGCGCCCTGCCCCGGCGATCAGTTCGCCTCGGGGCTCGCTTCGGTTGCGGGCGCTTCAGGCGTCGGCGCCTCCGTGGCGGCCGGCGCTTCGCCACCCGCCTGTGCACGCTTGGCGCGCTTCTCGCGCATCTGCTCGCGCTGCCGGCGAGACGCCTGCCGCCGCGCATACACCGCCTGCTCGGCGGTTACCTTGCCGGCAACCTGGCCTTGCAGATCCAGTCGCGGCGCATCTTCCACCATACAACTCCAGTAGCGACTGCCCTGGCACCAGGTGGCAATGGCCTGTTTCAGTTGTTCGGCGGTGATTCCCAGTAGTTCGAGGTGCTGCTGCGCATCCTGGAGGATGCCCTGCTTGAGCGGAACCTTGGCCGCGGGACTTTTCGGAAACGCCAGCGGAAAATGCCGTTGCAGCCTCCAGATAGCCTCGACTCCCGGCTCGACGGCTTCACGTTTCTTCGCGCGTCCCGCGGAGCTTTTGGTTTGAGCCGGTTTCGCCTGCGCCGCCTGTGCGCGCAGACGGTCTCTCAGCTCGGCAAGTTGTTCAAAACCCAT